TTTTGAGATGTAAATTAACCAAAGGAAAGAGTGACCCACCACTTGGAGGGAATACCTTTTTTTACGTATAAATATTAAGTAAAATTTCACATTTTTACCAAGTTTTAAAAAAATTGATTTTATTTTTTCCTTCTATATTCTTTTATACTTACAACTATACTATATCAAGAATCAACACTATCAATCATAAAAAATAACTCGTAATGTTATCAAGACAACGGTATCCGATGATACGGCCAACTACAAATATAATACAATTCTTAATTCGAGGTATTGTAATTCTAATAGCTATGATACTATCTATTGCGATAACAACCATAATAATAAGCATAATGGTTGTTATTATGGTGAAGCTAATAACGCCCAACGCTCATAGCTTAGGATAGGTAGCATATTTTGTCTAATGTATTTATTAATGTATTTATTAAAAAAGGAAAGAGTGATCCGCCACTTGGTGGAAATACCTTTTTTCAAGTGGTGATTCTAAACCCGGTTATATTCTATGATTTGAAGTTCGTCGTCCTCTTCATATATTTCTTCCTTGTATTTTGTTGAATAATCATAATCTATAAATAAATCACACTCGTAATCCCGTTTCAACCGGGTAACCCATATGTTACTACACAATGGAATAAACTGCTCGTATATGGTTTTCCCGCCGATAATGAATATTTTGAAATTCTTATTTAAAAACATATACTGGTTATAATATTTAGAACTATTTGCTAAAATATCCTCGTGTATCTTTATATTATTCGTAAAGATCACATTTGTTATATCATGTTGATATACATGCGGATTACTGGTGAATACAATATTCAACCGGTTCTTTAAAGGTCTATGCTCGTGAGGTATAGAAAAATAGGTGTTTTTTCCCATAATAACGACATTGTTTAATGTTTTATTCATAAAGAACAACATATCCTTTTTAGATTTCCAAGGTATAACTCCATTTTTAGCCAGTCCATTTTTCGAATCAATCGCATATATTGCCTCCATATTATTCTATTACCTAAAAGATTCAAGTATATAACTTATTTTTACAATAAGACATTTTCAATCTTTCGTATAAATAAAATAAGGAGTTAAATAGATGCTTAAAATTAAAAATACTATATTCGTATCAAAAGTACTGGCATTTAATAAAGCACTTACTATCACAGCAAATACTACCAAAATGCTATCTCCAAATAGAGCATTTATTCCAACTTCTTTAGCATATCCCTTAAAAAAATCCAACATATTATTTGTTCCCAACGGCATTATGGTAAATAGTAAATAAAACAAAAAATCAAAGATTACTTGAATCACTACACACAAAAAGGCAAACGCAGTTAACCCAACCTTTAATTTTAAAGTGTACACCAAATATCTGGCTAATAAAATATATAATACGCCAATCAATATATCGGCAATCATGGCGGACAATCTGTATTTTTTATACCAATCTTCTAAAGTGACAGATTTGTAATATATCCGCGAAAATGTAGCAAAAATAATGAATAAATCCGCATAAATATTTGCTGTGATGATTGGGATATATTCAAATTTGTCTTTAAAGTCAATGGTAGGTTTTACATTTGTTGTTTTTTCAACAATATAACAAATTAAAAATAATAATACAACTAGTAATATATTTTTCATATATTTAGTATATAAAATAAATAAGATAATTGATAGATATAAAATACAAATTTTGATATACTTGTAAAAAAATTGATTTACTTTTTTCTCTCTTTGTATTCTTTTACTAAAAACAAATCAAACTCAACAACAATGTCTTACGAAAAAAAGGATTTGCGTTATCATGCGTGGATCAATAGTATTAAAAACGGAGATAAAATCCAAATTTTGGATAATGAATCATATGATTCATTGGGTCTCTATAATATAAAAAAAAATACTAAAGATAATACTGTAAATTTTACTAGAACAATACCTCAATATAAAAATTGGGGATTTGATTATGATGAACAAAATAATATAACTATTGACTCTAGCAAAATTAAAAATTATACTTATTCCGACCCAAACGAATATAATATTCTTAATGAAAAACAAACATTTGATAAATGGTATGATAGCATAGATGAAAAGAAAATGTATGCGCTTAAAGAAAACAATTTCTGGGGTAAACCATTAAAAGGCAATTATAATGCTAGAAAATATACCGATACTCGTGGTGAAAAAAACGTAGTTTTCAAACGAGAAACAAGTATTATGTCCAATTTTTGGGAAAGTGACCCATATAATGATATTATAGTTTCGCAAGATGGTATTAATTATTTTGACAATAATTGTAAATGTGATTCCTATACGCGTTATACTTATTATAGTAAAAGTAAAGATCTTGCTTTAGCTGAAGAAGATGCTAAGTATTCATGTCCTACTAGAGGATGGTTTTAATTTATAAAAAAGAAAAAAAGAAAGAAAAAAAAAGAAAAATATTCATATTTTGGATATTTTTCTTTTTTATATTTTTACCCTCATTCTAAAAAAATTGAAATGCTTTTTTCTCTCTTTGTATTCTTTTACTAAAAACAAATCAAACCAAAACTACTAGTTTATAAACTTTAAAAACAAAATGTCAACCCAAAACATGAACGAAATCCCAGAAATTACCTTTGACGAATTCATTGGATCCATGAATTTAGAAAAAGAATTTGAGGCGGAAAACATTGTCGCGGAAAACATTGTCGATGAAACCATTGATTGTCCTATTTGTATGGAGCCCATTGATGGAAAAAAAAACAGTGTTGTCACCGAATGCGGTCATAAATTTCACTGTAGTTGTTTAATGAAAAACTCTTGCCATAATGGCTTTGATTGCCCATTGTGCCGAGCGACGATGGTACAAGATACGGAAGACGATCAGCAAAATGATGATGACGAATATGAAGAAGACGATAGCGATGATGGTTCTGAAACATACGAGAATGCGGACCGTGAAAATATTGACGTCGTCGTTATTGAAGATATCGATTGTTTATTAGATAATATGTGTTTTTATACCAACGCGAATTTCTCAAATCCTTCTGAATTAAGAGGGTTCTCTGTTGAACATTCAATTATGGTAATGTTAAAATTAACCAACAATGAAGATTTATTGGATAATTTTGAAAGATTCGTTATTAATATACACACCGAAAAAATAGTCAAACTCATTGATATTTACAAGAGAACTCGTGTATTAAACGACCATTTCAAGAAACAATCTGAAAAAATATTGGAAAGAAAAGAACAAGAATTGTTTGCCCAAGAAGACATTAAAATAGAGGTCGATGTTTCCGAAAAACCACTCATGACTGTTGATGAAAGCATTCAAAAAATCAAACATGTCTTGAAAGAAATCAGCAAACTCAATAGTTATGCGCTTACCTTGATGAAACAAGTGACACCTGAAATTTTCCACAACAAATACCAACGGAACAATATAAGTGAATTCTTGAAAACATTGGACCTCAACAAGGCTTGCGCCGGGAAGAATTATTTCGTGGAAAACAAAAATATGATTGACGAAGCATTAAATTTATTAGAATGTAAAGAAAAAAACGAATAAATGTAATTAAAGAAAGAAAAAAGTGACCCTAGGGAATACCTTTTTTCACCGGAGGAATTGTATATTACCTTAGACTTATAATAATAGTGAGACCCGCAACAGCAATAAAAACCCAAATAAACCACGATGGAATACCTTTACTCGATGTGGTGATTACAAACCCCTCCGTAGTCTTAGCCCGAACTTCTATATATCCAGTGATATGTAATATAAGGAGTAATACGATTAAGAAAATCGCTAAATTGCCTAACGCCATAATCCTCTTTGATTAATCGTACCGAATATAATACATGCTACAATAACAGAACCCAAAACAATTAAAGCAACCTTACCCCCCCGGGTAATTTCTTCATAATAAAACCCCTCCGTTGTCTTAGCGCGAACTTCTACATATCCAGTGATATGTAATATAAGGAGTAATACGATTAAGAAAATTGCTAAATTGCCTAAAGTCGCCATAATGCTTTTTGACATTTATATACTATATTTATAAATAAATTATTTTCCGTTTAAATATAACTATTAATATAAATATTTATAATAATGGCTGATTGGATCGATGATATAACATCCGCGTGGTGTGGTCATCGTAAATTTGCCGAATTTCTAGTAGATCATTATAAAGACCCAATAGTTGTTGAATTAGGTGTTGATTATGGTTTTAGCACATTTGTTTTTGCGAATGCTCTAAATAATACAAACGGTAAAATATATGGAATTGATTTATTTTTAGGTACATACCGGATTTCGTAACACCTATAATAGTGTAATCAATAATATTAAAGATCATAATCTTAAAAATATAGAAATTATTGTCGGTGATTTTACAGAAATATCAAAAAAATGGGAAACCCCCATAGATATTTTACATATAGATGGATTACATACATATGACGCTGTTAAAAATGATTTTAATAATTGGAATAAATATTTAACAGAAGATGGTGTTATTATATTTCATGATGTTTCTGTCCCATATTTTGGTGTTAAACATTTTTTCAAAGAAGTTATATATGGATGTAAATTATATTTTATACATTCAGCTGGATTAGGAATATGTACCAAAAATCAAATATTATATAATAAAATATTAGAAAATTTTGATAATGTGTATGATGATATCACATCTCCATTTACAGATTAACACAAAAAATTTATTATTTGACGTGCTGAATGGAAAACGAATTGATCAAACATGTAGCCTTGTAGTAACTTTTTATCTTTCCTAAAAATAATAAAAGTGAAATAAAAATAAAATTGAATAGTATTACTATTTTATAGTAATAGTATTATCGGCAGAGAATGAATACTGACAAAAACAAACAGTTAATGATTCAATTATTAAATGCCATAAAGTCAATGCCATATTTTAAAAACTACGCAGCAGCAAGTGGAGCTGTCCATAATATTGCGTCACATGAAAAAGCTGTTGAATTATTAATGTCTCAGCATGGTATTATTGAATGGAAACCTAGTGAAAAACCGAATTCAGAAACTATTTGGAATTGGATAAATACGTCATATCAAAATAGTAGTATAGAAAACCCTATTGTATTCGATACTGTCATGCCAAATTATTCATATCTATCACAACCATGTGGTACTCATGATTCACCTGATTTCATCATCAAACTAGACGATTTCATATTTATTGGAATCGAATGTAAATCGGTTGATAAAGGGTATACCCCGATGTATAATAGTGGTGGGATTAAACAGCCCCTCATTTATGTATTTTGCTCAAAAAAAACAAATTCAACAACGATTTATTGTGGCAAAGATATTATGACACTAGAACAACAAAAAATACTTGATGAATTAATTGAAAAACAACGAGTCATCGAAAAAGAATACAATGAAAAACTCAGGGAATGCGATGTGAATCACCGCGGTATCAGTTATTATACTCGTCCCATGATACAACAAAGCGGTGGTGCGGAATATACCAATTATTTCACTCATCGAAACAGGGAAAAATGTGAACAAAATGTATTTGAATTTGTGAATGATATGATTAAAAAAAAGACTTAGACGCATGCTGTTATTACAAGTGATGTTGGACCATAAAATTGCTGTTGATTATTTTACGAGGTTTGTTACTTTTTTTCAATATGGTAAATGTATTGTTTTTTATTTTCTCCATTAAATATTCCGTTTTTGATTTCCCGTGAATAATTTTATCGTTTATTTTCTCTCCCCTTTTTGCCTTTTCAAGTAAAATATTTCTTTTTCTATTACACGCAATACAAGTACAACCGCAATCAATATAATGTTGGTCTTGTATTTCATTCATGTGATGATTATCCATGGATATTTTATTGTAAAAATTGTATTCTTCACTATGAAACGGTGTAAAATCCTCGGTTGTCGACTTTTCTTCCCAAGTTTTCAAATACTCATTTCTCTCATTGATGTCATTATAAAAAAGAAATTGGGGTGAATTTTTAATAGTATGTATAAAATTTTTAGGTATTTTATAGTTGGTTTTGAAATTTTTATAGACCTCCTTTACAATGATATTTTTATTATCTGTTTCGTAATCGCTTACAATATATATATCCATTTGTAATAATTTCTTGAATATGTCTCTCCATGCGCGCGAGTCTTGTAAACGCAGTTTTACATAGGTAATACCATTATGCTCTGTAAGTAAATATTTATTTTCAAAATCAAACTGAGTGTTTTGTTCTGTGGGAATATTATATGTCTCTCTATAGTAATCCCCTGTCACTAAATGTGGAAACAAATAGTTAAACCGTTTGACCAATCGATCAATAGAATAAGTTTTCAAATTTTCAATACTGGTATTAAAATGAAAAGTGTCTATATTTTCAAAAAAAGAAGACATTTTATGTTCTATTGGTGTGCGATAAATATCAATGACATAGACTTTTTTTCCTAAAAATTTGTTAAAATGAATGATTTCATTTACACTTGTATTGCTAATATTAAATAATACTTTCAACATAATATCATTATGTAAATGTATAACGGTTAGTTTATTTGATGATGATAGTCTTAATGACGAGACAATCGTGGTTGATCCTACTTTGGGAGGACAATAGACAAAAATAAGAGTCTTGTTCTTTTCAACACTTAAATCATCTTTGATTCCAATACGAGTATTGACTTCTTTTAATTCGGTAATACGGGTTTCATCAAACACAAATTCAATCATATTATATTCTATATATTTATATTGTCTTTTTACTTTATTTTATTTTTGTTATTATACTTACATTACAAAAATAAAACGATTCTAATGTTTATTCATCCTTTGATGCTAGTGGCTTTCTTGGTCTAGATTGTTTTCCAGCGCCTCTTACCACTGACCAATCACTTCCTTCACGAGGACCAGCTCCTCTTGGTTTTGGTGCTCTAACGGATCTTGGGACAGCCATTGATTCTGGTCGAGTAAGCTTTACTGTCTCACTTAGCTCTTCCTTACCATCACTCTTGACGGAAACACGGGTTTGTCTGAATTCCCGTCTAGTCTCGCACATTAATTTCCCTCCGTTAATTCCGGAAACCTTCACTGCTTGTAATTCATGAGCACTGTCCTTTAATAAATCAATACTAAATTCAATGTATTCACCTTGAACTAAATACTTGTATTGCTCACTTACAACAGAAATACCGCTATGATGAACAAAAATATCAGAACCTTCTTTGGGTCCTGTTGTGACAGTAATAAAACCATAACCCGCCTTGTTGTTAAACCATTTTACACGACCAATGAAACGATCGCCTGAAGCTGTTACAAGTGTATCCGATGACATTTGTATATACTCTTAATATTGAGCAGTCTTTATATTATTTTTATTGATAATGTTATTATATTCTCATCCATAAATACTAGACAAATTCTTCATGATCGTGTAAAATATAATGCTCGTATTCTACCAAATCATCCTCTTTATATATATCATTCATTATTTTCATGCGTTCTTCATGATTGCGTCTCCAATATTTTACTGTAAGCGTAATCAAATTCAAAGCTATACCTACACAACTACTCATTATGACATACGGGTCCTTTATTACCATTGCGTAACTCAAGGCAAAAAAACCAGAAACCACCCATATTGCCCAAATATGAGTAGTTATACTGATTTTTTTGTTGTATATGATGATGCTATATATTTCTGGTAAATACCCAATGATACCAAGACCATTGGCAATGATTGATAATATTCCCCATCCTAGATTATATACCATTATTTTACATATAATCTAATATCTAATATGTTTTAAATTCTTGAGATTTTTTTTAATATAATTTACAAGTGATGGATCTGTTAATAATACATTATTATATCCAGTAATTTCTCTTTTTTGATTATTCTGAAAATGAAAATCGTAAAAACTTATTTCATCAAACGATTCATACTTGTCATACAATTCAATGTAGTTATATAAAATCATTGTTAAATCATTTCTCATGTCAAATATGGATAGAATAAAATTCATGACATGTTTCTTTTTTTGACAATAAAATTTATATGGTTCTCCACAACTTTTATTGGATACATCCCGGATACCTGTAATCATAAATTCTTCTTCATCCTCGTCGTATAAAATATAACAAGACATATCAACAACACTGGTTTCTTTATCGGTTTCTTTAATGTATAAAACTAATTTATCTTTGATAAAAGTTTCGTGGTTTATTGTTGTTGCTGTCATTTTTGAATGCGATTGTGCCATAAATGTATTTATATTATTGTTCAAATAAAAATATTTTCTTTCAATTTTTTTATGGGGTCGATGTAATATAAATTGGCAATATATAATTCAATTCAGTTGTATTGATCGCATTGTTGCCAAAATACAAATTTATAAATTCGGTTGTTTTTTCATTGTTCAATGATTGAATGATGTTGTTGTATAATTGTAACAATTCAGGTTTTGTCTTTTGCGCACAATATTTCACACAAATCAAATGATTTTCTACCAAATAAGGATAATCCACATCAATCATACAATAATTGAAATGATAATCACCTACACCATACCCGCGATTAATAACTAATATTACGTCGGTAGATCCTGGTTTATCAATGTAATTTTTTTTCTCTTTATTCGTATATTCCTTTACGACCAACTTGGAATCTACAATATCTGAGCTATAAATTAATCTAGTTTTTGTTGTGTCGTCAGTTAATATTGCCTTACATTGATTCCAAACCACATTTCCTACACATACACTGAAATTCAATTTATTTAGAGTGGTGCTATCCTTATATAATTCACGCATTTTTACGATATTTTCAGGAGTATTCAAAATGGTATAATTGCTGATATGTATCATATATTTTACGTTTTCCTTTGTATCTGGTTTGACAGTGTTTTGAACAATAAATAGTATGGTTTCTTGTTTTGTTTTAATAAAACTGTCATCTCTACAATCAATCAACTGTAAAATACTATATTTATCCATAATATATTTACGTAGTTTATCATAATATAAACAATTAGTGAAACTTTTCGGCAATACAAAACTCAATATACCGTCTTGGTTCAACATGTGTAGACTTTTTACAATAAACAATGTAAATATATTCGGTCTTCCATCAAAATAATCATAATACTCGGCAAAAACATCGTCTTTTTTCATGACAAAATATGGAGGATTGCCTATTATCAAATCATATTTTTTTGCGGGCGACCATTCAAGAAAATCCGTATTTAGGATATGGGTTGGATTTTTGAATTTTATTTTTTTGATTTCATCGTATATCATTTCATTGTTTTCAATACCCGTCATTTCAATGTTTGATGCTTGAGTGTCAATATAATTCATGAATTCACAAGACCCGCAACTAGGCTCTAAAATTGTTTTTATTTTTGAAAAATACGGCTTCAAGGCATCTATATTTTTTTGAATAATTGTTGCGGGAGTAAAATATATCCCGTTTTTCTTTTTTTCATTGGCATCTATACTTTTTGTCAATCTTTTTGATAAATCACTATGTTTTTCCATTAATATATTATTAAGATTTTGTATTTATATTTTATTCAATTTTATTATTTATATCGGATTCATTTAAAAATTGAAATAATATAATTACAAAAAATATAATAATATATCATAACCAGCAAACATGTTATTATTAACAAAATTACTTCATTTTGTAATGCTTATTTCATACAAATACAATATTGACGGGTCTCACAGTTTGGGACACAGTCTCGATGTTTTGAATTATGCTAACAATATTTATGAAAGCGAATTACCACTCAACCCACAGTTAAAATTAGATGAACGTGTCATTTATGTTTCCGCAATTGTCCATGATATGTGTGATAAAAAATATGTAGACCAAGAAGAAGGACTATACAATATTCAACAATTTCTAAAAGAAAAAATGACTTATCGAGAGATACAAACGGTGAAAAATATTATAAGCACCATGTCTTATTCTCATGTGAAAGGCAACGGGTTTCCTGATTTAGGCGACAAACAATTGGCGTATAATATTGTTCGGGAAGCGGATTTATTGACAGCATATGATTTCAACCGGTGTATGGTATACAAGTTATACCGACAACCAAGTGCGACAATTGACGACGTTTTTGAAGACGCGCATGATTTATTCAATGTTCGTATCTTAAAATACAGGGATAATGGTTTGTTTACTACGGATTATGCTAAAAAGAAGGCGTTTAATTTACACGGTCAATCCTTAGTTCAAATCAACAATTGGAAAAAAATACTCAAAAAACCGCATATCTAGGCGGACAAAATAGAAAAAATATAATCGTAATTCGGGGTTTCATCATAACCCAAGTTGCGACAATATAGTAAATACTCGCGAATTTGTCGCGGTATTTCCTCTTTTTCTACTATTTTTATTTTCAGTATTTTGATTTTATTATTTACATTTTTGTAATCATTGTAGAATTCAGTAATTTCATTCCATTCTAGTTTTCCATACAGCATATAGAGCATCATATAGCCGACCGATTCCAAATCATCCCGCCTGGACGGCTCTAATCCATCATGTACGTTTATACTAATATAATTCGGTGTGCCCAAGGGTGTTTTATCCGTGGTCTGTGGTAGATGTTCGCCGTGATGGTCTGTATATTTTTTACAAAAACCAAAATCAATCACGTGGACTACATTTTTTTTATCTTTTAATCCAAACAAAAAATTATCGGGTTTAATATCGCGATGTATTAATCCCTTGTTGTGTATTATTTTCACAATTTGTAGAATTTGTTTGGTGATAAATAGTGTCATTTTGAGTGAAAGTTTCGCATGTTTTTCTACCAGGTGAGAAAGAGTATTTCCCAAAAGTGTAAGGACCATGTAATTATTCTTTTCATCCACTCCAAACCATTTTGCCTGGGGAAATCCTTTCACATTCCCAATGTAATTATATATTTTGGTCTCATTTTTTAACAATTTGGTTTTATTAGTGTGTGGTTCTATTTTAATTGCGACGATTTCTTTGGTGCGAATATTTTCGCCTTTCCATATTTCACCAAAACATCCTGATCCAATTTTTTCGTGTAATTTATATTTATTTCCTATAATAATTTCATGATTCATTTAATAGTTTTTATGTATTATTATTATCTAATATGAAAATTTTATGTTATTTTTTCTAACATTACATTTTGAGTTTTCAGGAATTGTGGATATATTCACCATTTTTATAATAATTGTACGTTGGTTTATACCCGCAGGTATCATTTTTAATAAAAATTTCTACTCGTTGATTTGGATATTTGATTGATGCGTTGATTGCTTCTTCCTTTGATACAATTATAACCATATCTTCCCATTCATCTTCATCACTAAAAAGTACATAAACAAACTCCATTATGTATAATATACAAATGAAAGTTTTATATTATAATATTTAGTATATATAAAATGAGTATTGGTTTTTCTGATAATTGCCATTGGTTTCAAAGTCCAGATAAAGATTTTTTGATTACTAATGACTCCTCTGATATATTTCTTTTTGGAAAAGGACAATTTCAATTTATAGAATGGATACCAAGAATAATAAAAGAAGAAAAGCAATTTAAAGAAATACCTTCCACCAACAGAAATGCGGTTTTTCTTGTAAACCCTATCACAAACGAAATAATATTTTTTAAACCTAAACCAGAATATGATGATATATGGTATTCAGATTTGAATGATAATGGATTATGGTTTACAATAAAAGCAGTTAGTGTATTAACAAAAGTATTGAGTTTTGGTATTATGCCTAAAGGTCCTTTTTTTGTTTCGATGGACACTCCATTACACACGACATTGAATACAGAGCACTATTGGCATCAAGACTATTTTTCTATGATTTTTATGCCAGAAATACTTCAAACGGAAATTGGTATTGCGTTTAATAAAAATGGAAAGTCAGATTATACAATGATAGAATATACAAGCAAATGCGCATCAACAGCAGTTAAAATTCCTAAAACATATTGCGATTACGCAAGATTTCTTGCTAAACCTGGAACAGTTGTATGTGTAAATAATACAGAGTTGCTTCATTCATCTCCCATTATAGACAACAACGTTGGATCTACAATTTACAGAAATCCGGGCAATAAAATAATACAAACAGCGCTACTTGTTAGTGATTGTGAAGACTCCGCCATTAATCGATTCTTATGTAGAAACCAAATAAAAATAATTAGTCAAGAAGCTGCGAATGCTATAATCGGAAATACAAATATAGAAAAGATTACATTAAATTTACTTTCAGTTTTAGGTCAAATAACGTTTTCACCATTTCTAAAGTTTACTCTTTCTGATTATTTAAATAATGAAAGGTATATGTTGGAAGCCGGTGGCGCAAGAAAACGCAAAACAATGCGCAAGAGAAAAAAAAACACAAAAAAAACAAAAAAAACAAAACGAATAAAGAACAAGAGAAGAAAGGGGGTAAAAATGCTACCATCATTCATTAAACAGCAATGGCATCAACCATAGGTGGCAGTAATTCTATTTCTGCCTCGGGTGTTTCCGCAATGATTTCACTTCTAAAGAAGGATTGATTATATATCCACTTCAATAATACATTTTGTAATTTATAATCTGTTATATCTTGATTATTTATAATTTCAGCACTAATATCTAGATAACTTGTATTATATAATAGTGATGGATAAAGAATCAAGGAATCTAATATGTCTAGAAACAAAGTGTCGAATTCCACATCTTCAAAATATTTTCGGTGTAACTCAAAGATCGCCATCATCATTTTTGTTTTGTTTTCTGCGTTGGTAATTTTGTCTATTACTTGAATGATAACTGGCTTACTGCGGTTCATACAAAATATTCCGCTAATGTTGAACCATTTGTTGTTTCCATTTGTTGTCATGTTTGGTATAATATAATAATTTTTATTTTTATTATATTATTTTATATCAATTTTATTTTTAATTGGCACAGCATGTATAGGTGACACCCACTAACGGATTGCCCTGGCACCCTCCTGTTTGGTAGGTACATACACCATCGGTGAAGTAATAATTGTTAGTGCCTAATTGTTCACTGCAGTAAGAGCACATGTACTGACAGCCGGTTCCTGGTCCAACTGAAAAATGAATACAAGTTTGAGATTTAAGTGTTTTTTGGACTACGCAAAATTCCTCTTTTAACTCTGGGTGTTTAGAACCAGCAAGAGCAACAGACGAGAACATGGCAAAGAGTAATGAAGTAAAAAATTTCATTGTTATATATTAGTATGATATTGTTTTTTTATATCCTTTCTAAATTAAAATTCTTATTTAGATAATTTTTTTCCAAAAACAAAAAAATCCTATAATAATATAATAATATAAATATATTGTATATGCCAAAATATAAAATAAATGACATAATAAAAATTAACAATACTAATTTCGGTATATATACAATAGTAAACATTAATAACGATACTCATGAGTATGTTATTCAATCTATTAATCCTCCTCCATTTAACAAATTACATAATATTAATTTTGATGATATAGATAATCACACATCCATCGCAGATTTACCTGCTGGGAATATAAAATCTATCATACATAACGCTGCGGGTCTATGAATTATGCAGGACCAAACGGCGGAAATAAATCTTTTCGTCACCTAAAAAAACGAAAAACAAGAAAAACAAGAAAATTAAGAAAAACGCGAAAGAATAAAAGAAAAAGAAGAATATAAAAATACAAATTAAAATTGATTTTATTTTTATATGTAAAATACATCAATACACAAAACAACATACAAGACACACAAAATGGTGAAAATCTGCTCTGAAACTTATCCAAAACAAGGCGAAGAAAAATACAAAGAATATATTGAAATCTTCCCTTTCCCTTTAAGTTGTTTCCAAAAATATTCTATCGAAGCAATTGTAGAAGGTCACCATACACTGGTGTGTGTGCCTACGGGCTCGGGAAAAACCTTACCGGGTATTTTCGCGATTGACTATTTCACCAAATTAGGAAAAAAAGTCATTTACACCAGTCCAATCAAGGCACTTTCCAATCAAAAATACCACGAGTTTTCCGAAAAATTCCCAGAGGTTAGTATTGGACTGATTACCGGTGATATTAAGCTAAATCCTGAGGCACAAGTATTGATCATGACCGCGGAGATATTGGAAAACACTTTATATATGAAAAAACAAAAATCAAGTGATGAGTCACTCTTATTATTCAACATGAATTTCGATACGGAACTCGGATGCGTGATTCATGACGAGGTCCATATGATTAACGACGCGGGCAGAGGTCATACCTGGGAAAACATGATCTTAATGATGCCGTTACACGTCCAAATGGTGATGCTTTCAGCGACATTGGATGGACCAGAAAAATTCGCGGCGTGGGTGGAAAATCGTCATGCGGAAAGCGAAATTAAAAAACAAGTCTATTTATGTACCTCCAACCATCGTATTGTCCCGCTAACCCATTATTGTTTCATTACGACAAACCAAGGTATTTACAAGGCAATCAAAAAAGACGAGGTCTTAGAAAAAGAAATCAAAAAAACAGTGAATAAACTCCATGTCATTCAAAGCGCTACTGGCAAATTCAACGATGCGACTTATCATCAAGTAAAGAAAATGTTGGATTTATTCCGGCAGAAACAAGTATGGGTCAAACGCCAGCATGTCCTGAACGAGGTGTGTAAGTATATGGTAGAAAACAATATGTTACCAGCTGCGTGCTTTATCATGTCCCGAAAACAAATAGAGGTCGCGTCCAAGGAGGTCACTGTGGTGTTACTAGAAAACGACTCAAAAGTCCCTTATACGGTTCGTCGTGAATGCGAACAATTGTTGCGACAAAAATTACCGAATTACCAGGAATACTTGGAATTACCCGAATACAACAATATGGTCGCCTTATTGGAAAAAGGGATTGCGATTCATCACAGTGGGTGTATGCCCATCTTGCGAGAAATCGTGGAAATCTTATTCGAACGCGGGTATATCAAATTATTATTCTGTACGGAAACTTTCTCGGTTGGTTTAAATATGCCCATCAAAACCGTCTTATTTACGGATTTAACCAAATATGACGGGACAACCAATCGGATGTTTTATTCACATGAATATATGCAGACCGCAGGTCGCGCAGGTCGTCGTGGTATTGATACCGTTGGTCATGTGATTCACCTGAATAATTTATTCCGCAATGTCAATCTACCAGATTACCAAATTATGATGAATGGCAAACCTCAAACATTGGTCAGTAAATTCAAGACATCGTATAATTTGATGCTGAACCTGGTTGAAACTGGCGACCAAACGCTGTTACAATTTTGTCAAAGATCAATGATACAAGACGATATTGTTGGTGAATTGAATGAGTCCTACAGAAAGATCGCGAAACTAGAGGAAGAAGCGCAGAAAATGGAATGTCAAATGGAATACATGAAAACGCCTAGGGAAATCGTGGAAAAATACATTGATGCTCAAGAAAAAGTCAAGGTAAGCGCAAACAAGAAACGCAAAGAATGCGAAAGAGAAATTTTGGCAATAGAAGATAATTACAAGAGTATTCAAAATGACCAGGTTTGTGTAAAAAAACTTAACGATAAACTCAAGGAAATCGAAAAAGAAAAACAATGTTATGAAAACACGAGTGGATATTTAAAGAATAACGTCCATATATTGGCAAAATTCCTTGAAAAAGAAGGATATTTAACAAAAGATGAATCTGGTGACGATGTTGAAAACCTAAAAATGACTGAATTGGGTCGTATTGCGTCACACTTGAGGGAAGTCCATTGTTTAATATTCGCACGACTAATTCAAAATGGAACACTCAATGAATTATCAACATTACAACTCATTAAATTATTCAGTTGTTTCACCAATATTAATGTGGACGATTCGGTGAAAACAATACGTCCGTATTCGGATGTGAAAACAATACTCGAAAAAATAGAAGAACATATGCTATATTATCAAGATTTTGAAACAAATTACAGGATAAATACAGGTGTCGATTATACAATACATTATGATATTTTGAAAGCAGTTGAACTATGGGTAGACTGTAATTCGGCACAAGAATGTAAAACAATGCTTCAACATCTAGAAAATGAAAAGGGAATCTTTTTGGGAGAATTTATCAAGGCAATACTGAAAATAAATAACATTTCCGGAGAAATGGAAAAAATAGTGGAAAGTATTGGAAATTTGGAGCTCCTTCAAAAATTAAAACAAATTCCTGAAATGATATTGAAATTTGTTGCCACCACACAATCATTATACGTATAAAAGGTTTAAAGATAATATTCGGTAGTATTATACTATAATATATGAGGATCACCAAGCATATAACCTTTTTTAATTCGCCCAAGCTAAGATATAGATACAATCATATAAATCGTATTATTAAAGAAGTTTGTAGCTATCCATATGAAACTGATATTTTTATACACACGAATGAAGATGTGAAACCACATTATTTGAAAAAAAACACAAATGGTAAAATTCAAGTTATTGTCCACGATTTTAGTAATGGTAATCCTCTATATTTACCATGGTCATGCAGGTCTTTTTTAAAAGAACAAAAGAATGATTATGATATTTTCATCTATATTGAGGATGATATGTTAATTCCTGTATCGGCATTGAATTATTGGTTACAACATAAAGATGATTTAATCAAACATAGTTTCAATTTAGGTTTTTTACGAATTGAGACGGATATAGATGGAAATGAATACATGGTTGATATTATTCGTAAATTAGACCAGAATAATACGGTGGTAATAAATGGTAAAAACTATGTAATTAATAATGTGAATACATATGTTGCGTCTTGGATATATGACAAAAACGAATTCAATGTATTTCTGAATTCACCATATTACAATGGTAATGGAAATATTCCAAATTATGATGTACAAGCCGCAGCCGGAGTCGGCTTACACGGTGATGGAATGAGTCGATACAAAAAAACCATAATACCATTTGACTCGGATACAAAACAATTAGATCCTAGTTGTCGTATATATCATATTGATAACGTTTATTTATACAAACACGACGAGTGTGATTCAAGCACTATTTTATTTAAGGACGCTTTACAATAATTTTACCTTAGAATAATATTTTTACAATAAATACTATTTTTATTAAATTTTATCGAAGAACCTATATCCTAAAAAATTGTAATTTCAAGACTAAAGTGTTTGGAAAAAGTAAAAATGGACATTTTTGGTATGTCCATTTTTGAAAATCAGGGGGATTCATGTTAAAAACGCTGTTTTTGAGGGTGTTTTAGAGCATAAAGCTCTCATTTGTGAATAGCAAATAATTATATGAGAGCATAATTTTGTGAGCATAAAAAATAAATTTTAATTAAAAAGGGTTTAAACTTTTTTCTTTTTATAGAATATGGAAACTCTAGGAAGTGAAAAAGGAGCAAAAACGAGCAAAAATGAGCATTCTACATTTTATTGTGAGAAATGTGACTACACGTGCTTTAAAAAATTTAATATGAATCGTCATTTAACGGCTTCCAAACATCTAATGGAAACAAATGGAACAGATTTGGAAACCAAAACGAGCATAAACGAGCAGTTACAAAAAAATACATGTAAATGTGGTAAACAATATAAAAATAAAAGCGGTTTATGGAAACATCATAAGAAATGTTCAATTATTATAAATGACAATAATACAATCAATGAATTAAATGATTGTGATGATGTCAACGACGATGATGAATCCAACCAATACAAAAATACACCCCCTGAAAATCCACAAATGGAGATGTTAATTAATTTATTCCAGGAACAACTTAAAGAAAACAAGGAACTAAAGGAACTCATTATCGAACAGCAAAAAAAGATTTTAGAAATGGGACCCGGAACAACAAACAATATTACTAACAACAACACAATGAATAACAAATTCAACCTGAATGTATTCTTAAATGAGACCTGTAAAGATGCGTTGAACCTGAGCGATTTTTTGGAATCGCTTATACTGACCTTAACCGACTTTGAAAATTTTGGACCTCTTGGTTATTGCGGAGGGATTACAAACATCTTAGTCAATGGATTAAACAAATTAGATATTAGCAAACGCCCGATTCACTGTAGCGATTTAAAAAGGGAGGTCATTCATATTAAAAACAATAATACTTGGCATAAAGATGATGATAAACAGCAAATGATAAAAGCCATCAAGGCAATCGAACACAAGAATATCAAGCAAATGTCTCTTTGGGGGAAAGCCAACCCGGAATACAAAGACCCAAATCATAAAAAGAGTGACCTGTATACAAAATTGATTGACCAGAGCTTGTGCGATAGTGACAAGGAAAAAGCACTCAAAAATTATAATAAAATCATCCGAACAGTCGCCAAGGAGGTCTTGGTAGATAAATAATTTTGCGTTTATGCGTTTTCTTTACAATTTTATGTTATGTTATTAAAATAATATAATATGAAAATCGCCGCACATATGACGTTTTTCAATTCAATACGTTTGAGGTATCGGTTTAACTATATAAATCGTATTATTAAAGAAATCTGCGATTACTCTTTTGAAACCGATTTGTACATACACACGAATGAAGCATTTGATAGTAAGTTTTTAATCGAAAACAAAAAGGGTAAAATTAATATAATTACACATGATTTTTCAAATAATGACCCTTATTTTTTAGCTTGGTCATGTCGTGATTTATTAAAAGAACAGAAAAACGATTATGATATTTTTATTTATATTGAGGATGATATGATGATACCTTCAGCATCATTGAAATTTTGGTTAGATCATAAAGACGCAGTCATACGAAATAAATACAATTTAGGTTTTGTAAGAATTGAAAATGACGTTTACGGAAATGAGTATTTAGCTGATTTACATGATACATTAAAAGTTGAAAATACAATTGTGATTAATAATCAAAAATACGCGGTTAATGACGTAAACCCCTATTGTGGTTCTTGGATATATGATAAAATAGAATTTGATCTTTTTTTAAATTCACCATATTATCATGGTAATGGAAATATCCCTTATATATATGGAATACGAGAGGGTAGTGCGGTTGGTATGCACGGATTTGGCATGAATATATACAAAAACACTGTAATACCTTATGATGAAAACAATCAATTACACCCAGGATGTAAGATATACCATTTAGATAATGTTTTATTATACCGCAATGAAGGTTGTGGGTCATCCACTATCTTGTTCAAAGACGCTTTACAATAATTTTACCGTAGAATAATATTTTTATAAAAAAATAGTATTTTTTATTAATTTTTTTTAAGAATCTATATTCTAAAAATTCTAATTTTCAACCAAAAGTAATTGGAAAAAGTAAAAATGGACATTTTTGGTATGTCCATTTTTGAAAATGCCAGGGATTCATGTTAAAAACTCTGTTTTTTAGGTCATTTACAGCATAAAGCTCTTCTGGAATTATTGGGAATAAAACGACGAGAGCATAATTTTGTGAGCATAAATTTTATGTTTTTATTATGAAAGTATTTAGAGATTTTTTCTGTTTCCATTTTAGGAAACAATGGAAATCTCAAAAGTCTCAAAAACTCTCAGTAATTATTACTGCGAACATTGTGACTATTCATGCTCTCGCAAGAGTGATTTTAATAAACATCTTTTAACTGTAAAACACGCTATCAGTAAGGATGGAAACCAAATGGAAACCGAGGAAACCGCAAAGTCTCAGAAAATATTGGAATGTGAATGTGGAAAAATATACAATAATCGTAGTGGATTATGGAAACATAAAAAAAAGTGTGAAATAAAACAACAAGAAAACATAACGATCACAATAGAAGAAGAACAATCAGAAAATAACTTTTCAGGTGATTTTATCATTGAGCTTTTGAAACAAAACCAGGAATTCAAGGAACTCATTATTGAACAGAATAAACAAATGCTTGAAATAAGCAAGGATAGAAATATTACCAACAATAATATCACCCAAAATAACACGAATAATAACAAATTCAACCTGAATGTATTCTTGAACGAGACCTGTAAAGATGCGTTAAATCTAAGTGATTTCTTGGAATCGCTCATTCTAACCTTAACAGACTTTGAAAATTTTGGACCCCTCGGGTATTGCGGTGGTATAAGCAATATTTTAGTCAAGGGATTAAACCAATTAGATATCAGCAAACGTCCGATTCACTGTAGTGATCTAAAACGGGAAGTCATTCATATTAAAAACAACAATACCTGGCATAAAGACGAAGATAAACAGCAAATGATAAAGGCAATCAAGGAAATCGAACACAAGAATATCAAGCAAATGTCTCTTTGGGGAAAAGCCAACCCAGAATACAAGGACCCGAATCATAAAAAGAGCGACCTGTATACCAAGCTCATTGACCAAAGCTTGTGCGATAGTGACAAAGAAAAAGCTCTAAAGAATTACAATAAAATTATCAGGACAGTTGCCAAGGAAGTTCTGGTGGATAAAAATTGAAATTACATATATTTAGGAAAAAAAACAAAAACCTTATATTTCTGGGTTTTTGTTTTTTTGTTTTTTTATTTTTTTGAGGATTTTACTCAAATGTTCTATTTGTTTGTTTAAGAATCGCCTCTTTGACTTCTGGAGTAGAAACAGATAATTCATCCAAAACCGCACGACACATGAAACAAACTAGATCCTTATTTTCTTTGGTATTATTTACGATTTGAATCATACAATCACAACAACAGCGATGTTTACAATTCGTAGTGACGCGATTCGTATCTTGATTCAATTCAATAAAACAAATAGGACATTCGCATGTTTCATCTTTGTCGCTTTGTTCTACCACCGTGATTTTTGCTGGAGTACGCACCGAATGATTATCACCCATAAAATAATTTAATGAAAACGGATAGAATGACGGATTGAATACAATATTTTCAAAATATCTATCAGAATCAAGATGTTCATCCACAAAATAGGCAATTTGATTTGACATCATAGTACGAATCCTGTCAAAATTCAACAAATAACGTCCACTATTTTCAATCACATTATTTAATACGATATTACCGTAACGTTCACGAAAACTTGCGGATGTAAGTTGTTGAAAATGAGTGTAATATATATCTTGAATCAATCGTGGATTTGATAGTTGATTATTTTGTAATTGGACCATCGCATAATCAACATAGAAATGATGTAACAAACGGAATAGATTTTCACCAGGAAACATCATATTTTCGACTTCGGTTAAATCAATATCATTCACACGACATAATATTTTTTTTTCGGGAATGGTTAGATTATTTAACCAACGACTATGAATCATTTCATCATGATTTTCGGGGTCATCCGGATTTAATTTATGATAGTCCATATTATAGTTAATACTTTTCAAGTAACGAATATTGACTAAATAAATAAACATCGCACAACGGTGTAATAAATCAATATGACCATGTTGGCAATTCGCGGCAATATGTCCTTCTTCACCGCAAAACCCGCATGGTCTTTGAGTCACATTCATATGAGCTGTCTCGTCACGCATAAATAAATCCACCATTGATGGGCTTCGACTAATTTCAAATTCGACGACTTCATTTTCTGCCATTTTTGTGCGAGGGTTTCTTTAAGTTGTTTTAGTATTATATTTAATTCAATAAAATAGAATATAAAGTAATTCAATTTTTTTATTTAGAGAATAAAATATGTAAGAATAGATATTTTCATATTCGTATACACATTTAGAAATTTTATTCTTTATTTTAATAAAATAGTTTATATTATGTATTTATTGTATAAAACGTAATATATAATAATGTATTATTCACAATGTCAAGAAGATGAATACTTGAACTTAAAATATTTCAAAAATAAACAGAATGGTGTATATATTGAATTAGGAGCGTTAGATGGTTTATTATATTCAAACACTAAATTTTTTGAAGATTCATTAAATTGGAAAGGAATACTTATTGAACCACATCCAAATAAATTTGAATTACTTAAGCAAATTCGACCAAATAATTTCTTATTCAATGATTTGGTTAGTTGTTATACTGAACCATTGAAATTCAAATATTTTGTAGATATTCATGCTGCTGTTTCAGGCGTAGAAGATACATTAACACATTTTCATTATACAGAATTTTTTCATAAAGAACATAATAAATTTTTACCACAAAATACCATATATATTAAGCCAAAAACATTAACCGATATAATCAAGTCTACTAATATTACACATATTGATTTTTTATCATTAGATGTAGAAGGACATGAATACGAAGTGTTACAATCATGGGATTTTTCTATTCCAATTTATTTGATATTGATAGAAATATTAGGTGTTCAACCTGATAGAGAAGAATTATGTAGACAAATATTGTTAAAAAATGGTTATACCTTTATGGAAAAATTCAAACATAATGAAATATACATCCTTGGTCATTTATGTAGTTAATATATAATATATAATACGTAAAATATATTATATAATGAATCGTATTTTTACATCTACATATTTTTGATATAATGCGAATTTGGTAATATTTTTAGAGGAATACCGTATATCATACTTGTCCATAAAACAAAATTAGATGTCCAACCATAAATATTAAATGTGCCAACTGATTTGGCGTTTTTAACTAATAAAAAATCAAAAATGAAATCAAAATAGTCTTGTTCTGTTTTATTTGTTTTTACATGCGTGTCACACATATGTGAATTTGAATGAAATGGTTTATTTAACAAAACCTTAATATTTGTTTTCATATTTAATATCTTTTCTTTTATTTCAAATGAATCTGATATTAAAACTGTGTTTTCAGTTTTATTACTTAATATATGATTTGTGTAAAAATTTATATTTCTTATATTATATCCATCGACTAAGACAAAATCTCCAAAACGATAATGTAATAAATCATAATCTTTACCCATTTTTTCACAACGTTCATTAAAATATTTTTCATATTCAGGTGTCAATGTAAAGACTTCTTTCATAAAATCAATAATATCTTGTTTCTTTTCGGAGTCTTGAAATAAATCTAATACTGGGTAATGATTTGATGTTATAGCTATAATGTTATACCCTTTATTCATTTCTTCTTGAATCGCGTCTTTTATTTCAGAAAGATTATTATTTTCATTTCCATATATTTTAAAAATGGTATCATGTTCATATATGATTGGGCAATGATCTTTGAAAAATTTACCAGAAAAATGACCCTTCATATCTACTAATAATTCAAAACCCATTATTTGTTGTATTTGTTTAATAGATATGAGTCCTCTCACTAAATCTCCAAAACCATTTTTATGAATTTCATTCATCTTAGAATCAGTGAATCTGAATACAACAACAACCATATAATAATGAAAAAGTTTTTTTTATATCATTTATACGAAATATTTATATATTTTCTACAACTCCAACTCCAAGTCCAACTCCACGTCCAAATCTAAACATTTATAATATAATGTGAATTTGGTAATACTGTTAATGGCACACCATATATCATACTCGTCCAAAAAACAAAATTGGATGTCCAATCATATACAGAATAGGATGTTAATGATTTCGCATTTTTTATTAAAAAAAAATCAATCATAATATCTAGGAAATTTTCGTCTGTTTTTGTTTTATTATCCACCATGAATGAATTGGAATGTACAGGTTTGTTTAGAAAAACTTTGATATCACTTTTAATACTGGCGATTTTTTCTTTAAATTCGAGTGAATCTGATATTAATACTGAATTTTCTTTTTTATAATTCATTAAATGATTGACGCAAAATTCAAGATTTCTGACGCATTCACCTTCATTCATAACTTTATCTCCTAAACGATAATGATATAAATGATAATCATTCCCCAGTTTTTCACAGCGTTCATTAAAATATCTTTCAAATTCCGGAGTAAATGTAAATACTTCTTTCATAAAATCAATCACGTCTTGTTTTTTTTCTTCATCATTAAATAAGTGTAACACTGGATAATGATTTGTGTTAAACGCAATTATATTCAGACCTTTGTCAAATTCATTTTGAATAATATCTCTAATATGAAGTAAATTATTCTTATCATCGCCATATAATTTAAAAATCGTATAATGTTCATACATGATTGGACAGTGATCTTTGAAAAACTTACCCGCAAAATACCCCTTCATATCTACCAACAGTTTGAAACCAAGCATTTGTTGGATTTGTTTAATGGATATAAGTCCTCGAACCATATCGCCGAATCCGTTTTTATGCGTGTGTTCCGCATTATATTCGCAGAATTTAAATACAACTACAACCATATAATAGTATAATAATAGTAAAAAAGATGTTTTTATATCATTTACAACGTATTTACACTAGATATTTGTCGAGGTAATTAGTTGTAAACGAATCTTTTTTTTGAATTTTTCTTCATCATTGAATAAATAGAGCTTATAGTCCCGGGAACTATATAATAAATTTTCTTCATTGCTAAAAATTCGGTTTGTAATATTCATATCAGGTAAATACACTAAATATTCATATTTGTATTCGCTGGTTTCATACGTAACTTCTTTTTTGGAAAATGCGTATCCTTTATGTTTTTGATCTATTACTTCCGGATTTTTATCGCATGCGAAAAGCAAATTACAGTCCGCGTGAATTTTTTTGATTGATTTGGTATCTTTGTTGATATCTTCTATCTTGATACACCATGATTCATAAAAGCTATATGCCCCAGGCGACAATTGTAAGAGCTCCATATTTTTTTGTATTTGTATCATATTCAGTAAATCCACCAATCTTCGAATGGGTGATGTAATGTGGACATAGGCATCCATATTCATCATTTCATGTGCGATTACATCCGCGGAATGTCCCGATTTTTGTATATCAACATATTTTCCTGAATAACTTTTTATCATTGTTATGGTATTCAATACGCTAGGGGGTAAACAAGGTATTTTATCGTCACACCCGTCTCGTTTTTTCACAGCCCGGAATATTCCGTTTTCCTTTCCCAGTAATTCCTTGGCGCAATGGTAGTTCATAAATATCATCAAATATTGTACTAGATCGTGGCTGTCGCCAATAACTTCCATATAGGCATATTTGTTGATCCGCGATAATCCGTTCTTTACCAAACCATACAGCATTTTATAATTTTCATCTTTTAATAAACTCGCCGCCTCATATACATAATTTTTATACAGACGCACTTTGGTGTTTAAATATTTGATGTCGTGAATTTCAAAGGTATTATTTGATATGTATATATCCATGGTAAAGGCATATCGCGTATATTTTGACAATAAACTACACAAATTATCCGATAATATGCTTGGCAACATGGTTCTTTTTTTATCAGGTAAATAAATGGTTGAAACGCGGGATGTTAAATGCTCCCATAAATTCAAGACATCCAACCAAATAGTTACATTTGAAATATAAATGCTGACCATTGTAATGTCATCGCTTATTCGACGCACGCTAAATGCGTCATCAAAATCAACACTACCATCCGGATCAATGGAAAATACTTGCCATGCCGAGCGATCCTCGATACCGGGGTAGATTTTATCTATTTTCTCATAAATCGCCACGTCTCCACCACCTATATCTTTCAACGCATCCATCGTTTTCTTTGTTACTTTTTGTAAACTTGCGTTAACATTTTTACAATATAATTGGTATTCATAAAAATTCGTCAACTCGTCAATAGGTCCAATCACTTGATGAATGATCCCCAACGGATGCTTTTGGCTCCATTCACTGAAACAAAAGGTGACATATAGGTTCATAAATACTTTGGAAAACCCCATCTTTTTCATTTCATAGGGAACCAAAAACGCCGGTATTTTGGGGTCATCTGGTATACATTTGTACATCAATTTACCATTCGCATGACGCCCATAGGTCTTGTTATGTTTTAACACGACCACACCTGGAATCACCATTTTTTTTATAGGAGATTCAATAATTTCAACCGTATTTTTATTTAAAGTAAAGACATCGCAGTGAAACATCTTATTTTCCACTGGCGATACCGTGGTGATATGGGTACATAGGTTATCCCCATGTTTCGTATGGACAGACCATTCCAAATATTGGCGGTCTTTGATTTGAATTGTATATAATGTCATTTCTATTTTGATATTAGATTTTAATACTTTTTACAAATGATATTATATTTGTTTTATAAATCAATTTTATTTTCTGATGGAGTTTCACGAGATTGTTCAGTTGTATTTTCTTCTTCTTCGACAGGGGTAGATGCCGCGGTATCTGAAAGCTTATTTATATCCACCTTCTTGATGGTTTCAACCTTGGTGTTTTGATTTTGTAATCCATGCATAATAATATAAGGGCTAATTGCTAAATTATTCATATATGTCCGATAATGAAAACAAGAAACACTCGTGTCTTTATTAAATTTAATAGAATACCACCAATACGCCGGTATATGAATGACTTTTCCTTTTTCAATAAACACATCTAAACATTTCATCTTGTCAAAATCCGCCATATATTTCGCCTGGACCTTCCAAGGATTCACCGGTGTTCTGAATTCAAAATTCGTATAATCATATACCGGATATAAATATTTAGAACTCGACGGAGGAGCCAATTTAATATGAACACTCCCCTGTGTAACGAGGAAAAAATTGCGATAATTGATTTCATAACGAAACGGAGTCGTGGTGTTTTCAGATGCCATCATTATATCATAATTATAATTGGATAACATAGGTGGTCTTAAAAATTGATCGTTATATTGTAAATTTTTTACTACACCAGTTTCTTGTAAAAAATCATTGTTGTTTTCGGAAAAATAACTGGAAGTTTTGTCTTCATTCAATAATTTTTCAACTGAGTGTAATGCTAAAGGCATGTATATTTCACTATTGTAATCAACGTCATTTATATTACGGACCTTCATTTCAAAAGCATGATAATGATTCAACAAAAAATCTTTCTTGGTGGTTTCAATGATTTTTTCGCTTTGTTCAAAATCAAAGATCACGGGTTGCCGAATATCACATATTTCTTCTAATTTATCTTTTGATGGATCATCAATTTCATATACTTCTAAATCATTACTGGTTTTTAAATGAAACTGGACATGTAAATATACAAATAAAACAATACAAAATATAAAAAAGGCAAAAAGTATTTTCATTTATACTAATAAAAAAAAATATTTATATATTGATTTTTTTACTTATTGTTTAGTTATATTTACTGATTTTCAGTAAAAAAACCTAATCGTCGCTTTTTGGCGCTAAATAAAAAAGACAATGGCTGTCTTCCCCTAAATCATAACTGATTTTCATCGGAAAATTATTCCCAAAAGAAAAACCAATTTCTCCAGACAATTTTGTGTGAATACACATTTTTTGTAAATAAGTTAATCCAAAAAATAAATTCAATGATTCATCATCTTCGGCAATGGAATATTCTGTCAAATCATCTACCGAAATATTAACTTTCATTTCACCGTTTATACCACTCGATATAAGTGTCACATTTTCCTCATTACATTTAATATTCATAATATCACCAAAACTCGTTAACTGACTCATGATTTCATTTATTTTCTTGGAATTGATACTAAATTCTGCCTGATAATCCACCTCTGGTATTTCAAAATAATCACTTTCAATATCCAACAAGGTGATGTTAAATATTTTATCAAACTCACCCTTTTTATTCTTATCGTGAATCCAGTGTATTTGAATATGGTCCGGATCATTTTCGTATTCCAATACGAGTACATGGTTTTCTGAACACATTGACATGACCGTGAAAAATATATTGGTATCAATACATATAGATTCAGAATCACCGACGGTTTTATCATAACTCGAAAACCATCCACTTGTGATTTTGATATCAAACAAACAAATATGCGATTTATCCATACCTTGAATATACATGTGGTCTTCTTTAAATGCGATTCTTAACGCATTGGTGCTGTTTTTTAAAAGTTGAAATAATGACACGAATAATTCTTTTTTGTGCTTTTCTTCAATGGTGACTTTCATTCTAAATGATAAATAATAAATATATATAATACTACATTGACATATATTTATACCCTTTCTTTATTTATTATATCTCTGTTTACAATAAAAATATTTTACAATAACAACATGGCAATACTATGGGGATCCAAGGCAACAGAAACATTACCATTTTCCACAAAATCCCATGGGATTTCACCCGACTCCCAATCGTCTTCTTCATGTGTAATTTTGGGAAATAATATTATTTTTGGTCGCATATTATCGGGTCTCAATAATGCGTCAATTATTTTTTTCAATTTGCTATTCCTACCAGTTTCATCCCGATTTGAACAAGGTTCATCCCGATTTGAACAAGGTTCATCACTATTACAAGAAGAATGAATGGCGCTGTTTATTTTATGATTTTTAAAAAAATGAAAACCCCTTAATGGTTGTGTTGTCAATAAAAATGTGGCGAATAAAAGAAAAGCAAAATTCATTTCTTAAATAGTTGTATATAGTATATAAATAAAAATCTTTATATCCTAATCCAAATCAACAATTTGAATTTTTTGTAATGTCGCCTTATCAATAAAAACTGAAAGAATACTAAATAACTTTGAAAAAATAAAGGGCGCATTATAGACAAAACATTTATCCAATTTATTGGGAAAACTTTCCTTCATTATAAGTGATATGTTTTTTATAAACAAATAATACTTGTCAATATCCATCATGGTCAAATGATTCGAATTCATATGAAGAATAAATTTTTTATGATACATCATGGTTTCTTTAAATACATTCATTATATATTCTAATAGATATTCATTGGTATACACCCCGTTTTTCATAATCCATTTCAAATAAGAATAATTAATCACAATATGGTTTTCTTTATAAAGATAACACGCTTTTTTCAAAAATTCATCGTCACTTGTTATTCTATTTTGTTGTACGACCATTTTTATATGTTTATAATCATTTTTTGAAAAATAGTGAATCAACTCTTTTTGAACATTTATATTGACACTATTTTCCAATTCCATGAATTCCATGAATTATATAAATACTCTTACTAAATATTTATATAATTTTTATTATAATTTACAATAAAATAATTTACAACATAGCAGACACCCCTTCTTCTTCATTCATGAGTTCTTGTTTCACCAATTCTTTCAAATTCGTAGATTGAATTGTATCTTTCACTTCATCTACAAATTCAACGTCTTCATTTTGATTTTCATTTTCCTCCTCATTGTCACCATCTAAAATTGTAATCCCCTCACCCATATCCATATTGAAACCAGAATTATGTAAAGACATCATAAACGCATTGTTTAATGCCTCTGACCTATCTTCAAATACAATATCCGCCAACTTTTGATTTGTCTCCATTGTGAAACTTTGTAATTTCAATAATACAAGTTTTAATTCGGATAATTCACTCTTTAAAAAGTTAACATCATACTCCATTGGTTTCAACTTTTCTTCCGTAACATCATTGACAATGGTTGTTTCTACGGGTGTCACCGCAAGTACTGGTGCTTGTTGTTGTTTTTCAATCAACATTTTTTGGTTTTTTTCCAAAACGCTCAATCGTTGTTCTACTTGGGGGTTACTTGACCCACCAACATTTCGCCCTTTTTCTAATGCGTCTAGTCTAGATACAATACTGTTAAATACTTCTTCATCAACCATACGAGCATTTTCATCATAATTCATTTGATGATTTCCGCTATTAGACCCAGCGTTTGGATCATAATTGGATACAATGTTTTCAACGCGTCCTAAACGCAATGTGATCAAGGCAATCGCATCTGATATGGATAACTTGGGATTCATCGGTGGTTGTGGCGCTTCTTGCTGTTGTTGAACAAATCTTGTTTTTGAACCAGTGCTATTATAAGATGATTGCTGTGGGGTCGTCGGTGTATCACCCGCGCGTCTTTGTCTCGCCGCAGCGTTTGCTCTACTTGAACTCATATGATATAGTTTATATGTTTTTTGTTTTTAACTCGTTTATTGAATATATATATTATGCGATCATATTGAATTTAATTGCCCCATGATGTTGATAATGTTGAAGTTCAAAATCATCCAAAGTATATTCGTCTATATTTTCCCGTAGTTGCCGAATGGTAACATTGGGAAAAGGATAAGGTTTCCTGGTAATTTGTTTTCGCAAACCTTCCATATGTTCCTCATAAATATGACAATTTCCTTTAAAATATACAAACTCGTATGCCTCTAGACCGCAATGTTTGGCAAGCAAATGAGTAAGAAAACTATACGACGCAATATTAAAACTTGTCCCTAGCGCCTCATCATTACTACGCTGATATAACGCACACGATAATTTGTCACCTCCGTGGACATTAAACTGACACAAAATGTGACACGGTGGTAATGCCATTTCGTCCAACTGGCAGGGATTCCACGCGGTCATCACCAGTCGCCGCGAATTGCGTTTCACAGGGTCTTTCAGTTGATTGATAATGTACTGTAATTGATCAATGCCATGACCTGAATAATCCGTATCGCAGTCCCTATAAGCGGCATTAAAGTGACGCCACTGAAATCCATAAATGGGTCCCAGGTCTCCTTCTTCTCTGTCGGTTAATCCCCTGTCATCCAAAAAATTTCGGGTCGAATTCGCATCCCAAATGTGAACTCCCTGTTGATTCAAAACGCGATTACTAGTATTGCCACTAATAAACCATAATAATTCCTTTAAACAAGTTTTCCAGGCTAATTTTTTAGTGGTTAAAATAGGTATTTTTCTATCTTGTAGAGAGAAACGCATACAATTTCCAAAAATAGATTTTGTTGTACCATTACGTCCCACCTCGGTCGTGCCATGTTCAAGTATTTGTTGGATTAAATCCAAATATTGAGTTTCTTCCTTGTTTTCATTTAGCGGATTTTCTCTCGTTGACATATAAAAATAATTAAAAAAATAGTTTTAAATATTAATATTTAGTTATAAATATTTAGTTATAAATATTCATTTTATATTTTATTTTATATTTTATTTTTATTTCTTATTATAAAATATGGAAAGTTTAGATGAAACAGGAAAATCCATATCTTCAAAAATGGGATTTTTTAAATATGTATTCAACTTTGATGAAGATTCCAAAAATGATATTATGAATATAATCCAATACGCATTATTAGCCGTGATCCCAGTTGTGGTATTGAACAAGACCATGCAAAAATTTGTGCCAGAAGCCGACGAAGAAAAAGGAAGTTTTGAAATTTTAGCAGAAGTGGTGATTCAAATTATTTTCATGTTTTTGGGTTTATTAATTATTCACCGAATCATTTGTTATATCCCCAGATACAGTGGAACTAAATACCCTGATTTCAATATCAACTGTATTATTCTTTCCGTTTTAGTGATTGTTTTGAGTTTACAAACCAAGTTGGGAGAGAAAGTAAGTATTTTAGTTGACCGAATCAGCGAATTATGGGAAGGCAAAAAGGAAGACGATAAGAAGAAGGGTAAAGGAAAGAAAAATGGTGTAAAAGTTTCTCAACCAATATCACAGGGACAAAGCGCTATGACTCAATCTTTGTATGCGGGTAGCACAAATATGGGTGCCTCCAGTGATGGCACATCGATTAGCAGTTTACCAACCATGCCAACCGCGCAACAGCAGCAGCCTGATTACAATGCCATGCATCGTAGTGAATTTAATCCAATGCCTGGAGCGGCGACTCCTGGAATGGACAACGGTGGGATGATTCTTGCTGCTAATGAGGTGTTAGGCGGCAGTGCGTTTGGTGCCAATTTTTAGACCATAATTTACATTTTATATTACAAAATATGTAACATAAAATTATAATAATAAAAAAATTATATAAAATTATATCTATTTAGTATATTATAATAAATGACAAACGTGCATACTGATGTTTTAACCTCTGAAGAAATCGCATTTATTAATTCACTTGATTCAGTGATTAGTGCCGAAGAAGAAATATTACATACGCAGGCATCCAGTGTTAAATTCACTGCTGTATTACCCGATTCCATCAAAGATATTTTAAAAACAAAACTCGGTCTTGATTTGTTTAGCATTACAGATGTTCCTATGAGATTTATTAGGGGAGATACTAGTGCGCATGTAGATCAAGGTGAGTCTTCATTCGAAAACACTTATATCATTTATTTAACAGACAGTGAAGGCGAATTTATTATTGGAGATGACACCTTTGAAATCAAAAAAGGTAACGCATTTGTATTCCCAGAGGGATTATCACACGAAACCAAGGGAACCAATGACACTGTGCGTTTAGCGATCGGTCCTATGAGTGAATCCGGTTTTCCGGTTGGAGTAGGTGTATATTATTATTTAACATATCAAGACGCAATAAATGTAACAAATTTATACTATTCTACAGGCAGTTTTACTATTGAATCATTCCCAGTAACACCATATAATACATGGAAAATTGCTCCGAATAGTAACGGAACATCATCGCAAACAACTGTTTATAAACCAGGAGATACATTAAATCCAGATGGAAATTATTATTTGTACTATTCCGTCGCATGTTTTTTAGAAGGCAGCACCATTCTTTGTTTGATTGATAATGAAGAAAAATATGTACCTATTCAGGACATGCGAAAGGGAACACTGGTAAAGACGTTGGAAAACGGATACAGAAAAGTAGAATTAATCGGTAGAAAACCATTTATCAATTCTGGTTCCGAGGAACGCGGAGAACAACAATTGTATGTCTGTTCAAAAGAAAAATATCCAGAATTGACTGAAGATTTAGTATTAACGGGTGATCATTCTATTTTAGTTGGTGCTATTAATGATGAGCAACGAAAGAAAATGACAGAATTATTAGGTGAAATCTTTGTGACTGAAAACAATTACCGGTTATTAGCTTTTTTGGATGATCGTGCTGAACCATGGAGTTCCATGGGAGAACATACCATATGGCATTTTGCTTTAGAAAGCGATAATATTTATGTGAATTACGGGGTTTACGCAAATGGTGGGTTACTGGTTGAATCCTCACCCATCCGTTTTATTCGCGACAAGGCATTTATGGAATTGATTGAGTAGAAATATATAAAATTATTTATTATAGTAAAAAAATATATTATTATATTATTATATATTATTATAAATGACAACTAAATATACAGATGTTTTTACATCGGACGAAATTTCAGTCATCACATCACTTGATTCCGTGATTGAAGCTGAAAAAAATGTATCATATCCTTATTCTCCTGATTCTTTTTGCTTTACAGCAGAATTACCAGATTCTATCAAAGAAACAATCAAAAGTAAAATAGGACTTGATTTATTTAATGTAAGTGATGTTCCAATGACATTTTTAAAAGGAGATACCGCAGAGAGTGTATACAAAGGAGAAACCGATTTTGATAATGTATATATTATTTATTTAACAGACACAACGGGCGATATTCATATTAATATGATACGGGTTGAAATAAGAAAAGGAAACGCATGTGTATTCCAATCAGGATCTAAATGCGAAATCATGGGCGCGTGTTGTGTTCCATGGTATTTAAGTCCCCAGTATTTAATGATTGGACCAATGAGTGAATCCGGTTTTCGTGTTGGATAAAATACAATTTATTTTTATCGTATTTTTATCGTATATAAATATCCGTTCTGATTTATTTGCGACATAAATTGGTATAAATATATTCACAACATAGTATAAACATATAATATACATATATTATATATTTTTAAAATGGATATTGACAAATTATTAAAGGCATTAGACAATGAAGACAATTCCAAATTATTGAATTTGACCAATAAAAAATTAAAAGAAATGAAGTTTGAAATCTTAAAAGAATTAGATTTGACACGCAATGAACTGATTGAATACATGACTAAATTGAAAGATTATCAATATATCGACGAAATAAATGAAATACGGTACGGCAGATTTATTCGCTGGATACCACTGAAAGACCCGGAAAATATACATTTAGCAACCGGTGGCGTCGTGTGTGAAATCAAAGTGCTCGACACTGGCGTTTCCATTATTTGTAAAAATTTCGCCAAAAAACATTACCATTTGATATTTGACGAATGCCTGATATTTCAAAAATTATCAGACCAGGAACAAGTATTATTGTCGGCTTTGGATCATTTGGAATCCACAAGTGAACATACGTAAAAATAATTATCGCAAGTGTATATATACATATACATGAGTACAAAGATAAATTTATGTAAATATAAGAACATGTTTGGCGAACCAGGCAAAGGCGCACATTCGTATCGTTTTTGGAATATTGCCATAGTAGATGTCATATTGACCATCTTGGCTGGACTCATCTTGTCTTGGATCACGGGTATGACCCGTGTTCATTCCATTATAACAATGTTTGTTTTAGGAATCATTGCCCATCGTTTGTTTTGTGTAAGAACTACGGTAGATAAATTATTATTTCCCAAAGGTTGAAAAATAAGAATTCGACAAAAAAACAAATATACAAAAAAACGCTCCGTGTAGGGATCGAACCTACGACCTCGCGGTTTTACCGAACAGTTTTACACCGTTAAACAGCCGCGCGCATACTTCCACTGAGCTAACAGAGCACACGGGTTCTTCACCCGTAATATAAATCATCGGAAATTCTTTATATTGTTTTTTTGTAAATTTATTTTTTATATTTTTCTTTTTATTTTCGTTTTGCGGGTTTTATTTGAATATACATGGATTCGCAGACAACCAACGCCAGTCAAGTTTGTCAATGACATGAATTATCGTTTCATCATACATCATTTTCCCGAATAATTTACCGGCTTTTGGGTTTTTACATAACCATCGCCAATCTATTTTGTCGGGGTTTTTTTCTAACAATTCAATGGCTAAAGGATTTGCCGATAAATAGGTCCAGTCAATTTTGTCAGGGTTCTTTTCTAATAACGCCAACGCTTTTGGGTTAGGGTTTTTACACAAGGATGCCCATACGATTTTGTCCGGATTTTCCTCTAATAATTCAACCGCACCCGCGTTTTCGGATAACCAAGACAACGAATATGTGTCGTTTATATATTTTATATCTTCTTTAATGATTTCCAACGCTTGGTCACTTGTATTCTTGGTCAAATGCGCAAGAATAATTTCATTGTTTTCTTTTACAAAATCAGTCGCTGCCGGATTTTCACACATTTCGTGCCAAAAATATTCCTGTGGAAAATCTTCTTGGAACATATCATCTGGTTGATAGGGTTGGTCACCATATAAATTCTTTTTGTCATATGGGTCATAATCTGGGTCGTCCTCGTGCGGGTCATATTCATGCTCTTGTCTATAAAAGCAAACATTTACCGGATTTTCCTTTAAAAAGGTAATCGCATCTGGATTCGTATTTTTTGACAAATTTTGCCAATGTAATATACAATAAGGGTCTATTCTTTTACCCTTGTTGTATTTTTCCATATTCATTCGGTGTCGCTCTTTGATTAGGCGAATTGCCTCTGGGTGTGGATTTAAACATATTTGTTGCCAATCAATCAACCCAGATGGATGATATTCGGTAATACTATAATCATATACAAACAAATCAATCCCAACAGGATTTGCGCTTAGCACTTTCCAATCAATCATCGCAGGATTGCGTTTTAAATAACTGATCAATTTTGGATTTGGATTCATTGCCAAGCATTTAGGAACAATATTTTGTTTATCATTATTTATCCAACCAACAAATGACATATTTTACTTTGTAACGGTTTTTGTTTAGAACGTGGTTTTTATAAGTGTGTTGAAATAAAATACTTATAAAAAGAAGAATCAATTTTTTTTCCTCCGGCGACGCGTAGTGCCTTTTTTTCGGCTTACTTGGCAGTCTCGGAATAATCCAGGAATGAACTTGCCAAGCCGTATCATTTCCATCTCTGGTTTTTTAAGGGATTTTTTCACCGTGCCCGCGAGTTTATTGCCACGATAATGCGAGACCTTTTTGTGCCCTTTGCCGTTTTTGATGGAAACATGGCGAACCGTTTTTTTGCCACCATACTGATGTTTCTGGGTGGATGTAAAATGGAATTTCTTTTGTTTTTTGTTGCGACGACGCTTTTTTCCGCCTACACTCATGTCGCTATCACTATCACTTTCGTCCGACGAATCTTCGTCATTAGAAGTTTCTTCTTTGTGAATACCTTCTATTGCGAAAAAATTTGTTGCGTATCTTTCTCTATTCGGATAAGATTCAGGTAACATTTTATATGCGGGAATAAATCTATCATCGGAATTAAGAGGAATATTATTATTACCCAAATTATTTTCAAATTGAAGAAAACGACCATCTTTGAACCGATCTTCTACATATTTCATTTGATTTATGTCAAATTTTGTATTATTGTCCATTACTTTATTATATGTATTACCTGGTATAAGTTGACGATAATCATCTATAACATCTGTTATTTTATTTGGCGGTAATGGTCTAACAAATTCTTGATCATATTCAGCAACTTCGTTTGGTACATTTTGATTTTCTTGTATAGGTGGAAGATCAACCCCATCAAAGACATCATCTACTATTTGATTAAAAACATTTGGTGGTGGATTATTCATACATTATACAAATAAAATATTTTTATAATATATGACTCCCTTTTTTGTCCATTTATTCCACATTTTGTTTGTCGGTGGTCTTTTCCTATATGTCGGCACCCAAAGGACATCCATTCCTGAATTCATGTATCGCGTTTTGTTATCCCTCGGAATAATCATTTTTTTATACCACGCATACCGCGCATACTCTAAAGTATCCCAAGGCAAAAACCCGTGGGTCAATTTGATTCACATGTTTATTGTCGCCCCAGTTTTACTAGCAATTGGCACTTATGGCAAAACATCTCCACGTTATTTGTTTGAAATCTTGTTGATGCTGGGTATTGCCGCAGCGGGATACCATGGTTACTATATGTTTGTTTAAGGCATATTGACCCATTTTTTAGTGACCGCTTTCACGACACTATTTAGCGCACCTTCCGTCCAACCTTGATTGATAGAAACCGCCTCACCGACCACCAACATATTTTCCATCGGATGTTGCGCATCTCTTAAAAATTCAAGGCGATTCTTATAATCACCCTTAAGCGGATCACAATAATGTGTCCCGTATTTCCAATAAAAATCTTTCATGGCAATCAAATGTAGCGTATGCGGTAATAAGCCAAGGGATGTTTCCACCAAACGGCTAAAAAATTCGCAATTTTCCGCGGTATTTTCCAAATGATCTTTCAAAAATAGCGCACCCTGATTATCGCAATAGGCAATCATATATATGCCCTTTTGGCGGTCAAACGGTATAATTTTGTAAAGAGGACCCGGAACAACCGTGTATCCTTTGACTACCGTTTCCAGCGCATATAACGAATCCTTGGAAAACCGACCATATAACCGTAAAAAAGGTTGCGCATGAATTTGTTGATAAATACTATTTGCCCGGTCAGCACCAGGCACGATTTCTCGAACAATATTGATGGTTGTCGCAACAATAACTTTTTGGCAATTGTATATTTTTCCATTTTTTGTATTTATATTGAAACCGTGATTAAACCGTGCGATCTTAACAACATTACTTGACAAAATCAAACGCGTGTTTTTGTTTTTGAGAACCCTCGCGGCAAGTGTATCCACTAGCAATTTCCACGGAATATGAAGAGCAGTCCAAGTCGAATAATTATCGTCAAAGCCGTAATAATATAATGTATCATACGCGTCTTCCTTTTCATAATCACTGTATCCAGAACAAGTGACAAATTGCGCATAACCTTCTTTGCCCAATACACCTCCAGCAAATTCCTTGAAGGCGACCCTCGGCGACCCTTTTTCCTTGTATTCTTTTCTTAAATGTTCCATTGTTTTTTTGATATTACAAGGAAAACCAATGGTTTTTGAATATTGTGCTCCCGTTTTGAATTCCGAATAGGGCACTTTCAATTCATCCATTAATTGAATCAACAATTTGTCCTTTTCTTTACGCCCGACTCCCGCCCCATTTACCACCGGTACGCCTTGAAATATTTCAGTCCCCAAGCGACCTCCAAACCAACGTTTTTTGTATCGTTCAAGAATGGTGATGCTGGTTTGCGGCGATATTTTTTGTATTTGTAACCCACTATATAGACCGGCAATACCTCCGCCGACAATCACAACATCCGAATACAATGACATAATATATAAGAATATATATAAGAACACAAAATATTTATATATATTTTTAGTAATATTTATTGACCTCCATTTTGTTCATCCATAAGTTCATTTACTTTTTCTATATATTTTTCCATGGCAACATTTCTATCCATGCCATAATTTTTGTACCAAGCATCCCATCTTGCCCGAGCAGCGAGTTGTATGGACCAAGGTTGTGGTGTATTACAATCCCCCTGAGTGGATTGCTTATAGAGTCCATAGAGTATGAGTAAATCGGAGTCAGATGGCAATGGGTCTTTTGTTTTGATAAGAGCGACATAATCTTGAAACTGTTGTTCCAAATTTAATTCCATCTAACATATGAAGATAAAAATATTTTATTTCTTTCAGTATTTGGTATTTACAAAATTAAAATTCATTACTGGTAATTTATTATCTAGTACGCAAGATGGCGACGCGATGCCAATGACCGCACACGCAACGCGTTTTCCCGAATTTCCAGTTGTTAAAGATGTTTCATGTCCCCCCATTCCACAATCATCCGGGTCTGCGTGTATAATGAGCCCCCTACCAATTATATTTGCCTTGGACCCGTGTAGTTCGATAAAATTATCCATCATAATATATTTTGCGCATCCTTTTGAATCGGTCATCAGATTTCCTAAATCACCAACATGTCTTTCCTTGATACCCGGACAACCGTGTTTTTTTCCATATGGATTAAAATGCGCGCACATACTTTCACATTTGTTTGTCAAGTCACCGCATTCATGAACATGAAAACCATGTGATGCGTTTTTCTTTAATCCAGATAGATTTATTTCTATTAAAACGGATGAATTGTCGAATTCAAAAAATTTAACGGTGCCTTTTATTTTACCATCAAATATAGCAATAGCTTTTGTCGTCATTATATTATACAAAATATATTATAATAATTTTATTTTGTTTTTATATGTTTTTGTTTTTTCATTTTTATTCTTTCTTGTTTTTGATGGTTAAATTCTTTCGAGATTTTTTAAAAACGACACTTTTTTTATTTTTACAAGTAAATTTTCCGCGAGTTAAACCTTTGCGACCGAATACAGTTTTGGAACAAACGCCGATTGCTAAGGGCTCATTTATTGGACTGACTTTCTTAATACATTTACAAAGTTTTTCGGACAATATTTTTTCCGCGCTTTTCTTAATATCTACTAGTTTTTTTGGGACATATAAATTATAATATTGCAAAATTTTAATATAATCATTTTTAGTTATTTTGAAAGACATAAATTACTTGTTTTATTATAGTATTTTATTTTATTTTTGTTATTTTGGTTTTTTTGTAAAAATATGTAAAACATGTAAAAATAAAATTCAAAATGATATAAAAATATTCATTTATATATACATAGTCACAAAATGAATGATAAACAAAAATTATTATTAGCAAAATATGAAAATGAAGTAAAACGACCTAAAAGCTCAGATTTAGGTGTGAAAAGTGATACACGCGCAAAATTACGGTCGCTTATAGCAAAAAAAATATTAGATAATTCCCAGACAACAAGAAGAAAATATAGTCATTCCATGGTTTCATCTACGAATTCAGATAATTATATAAAGGATTTAAACGCAATCAGTGCGTTGAAAAAATTACAAAAAGAACGGTTAATCATATCTAGATTAGGATTTGCCGAAAAGGCATACGCTTTGGATAAACAAATAGAAGTTATGCGCGAAAAAGCAAAAGTCGTGAGAAAAGCAGAAGAAGAAAAATTAATGGCCGAAATGTTGGAAACGCTACATAAAAAGAATGAACGAAAACAACAGCGGTTAGATGCGGTAATAAAACAAGAACACGACGAATTAGACGCATCTATTAAAAAAGAAAAGGACGAAATGATTGAAAAACATAGAACAGAATTTTTGAAAATAATAGAAAATGCTGAAAGAAAATCGATCGGAAAAATAAAAAGTTGTAATTGTGAAAACGATTATTTATGTCATCATAATAAAACCTCTTCATGGAATATACGCAAACCTAAACCTATTGTAATTTTATACCGTAAAAACAGTAAAAGATTGAAACAAGGTGGTCGTACAGAGGATGCTATACAAATTGAAGAAAAAGCAGATGAAATTGATTATGAAAGTCAAATTGAATGGAAGAAAAATATCGCGACATCAATCGTCCAGTCGCCTTGGAATGCGAATGAACCAATCATAGATCGAACCATTGAAAACCATAAAAAGGAATTGGAAACAATGGAAAAAACTCATGAATTTAAAAGAAATGCGTTTAAAGAAAGATGTAGTAGGCGTAAATTTGCGTTACATAATAACTTGATTACAGATGAACGCCGATTGAAAATAAAGGCGAAAAGAATATATGAAAAACAATTACAAGAAAAATTAAGAAAAGAAGGGTTAGATGATAAAAACGAATTTACTGACGATGAATATTCTGATGATGATAAAGATGTAAAATATATAATGAACAACAATCGTTTCCAACGTGAAAACGCCCAACAAGAAAAACCAATGGCAACTGTATCATTTTCCGAAGGAGAACAAAATTCACTGATAAATAATATAAAACAATTTAATGAATCTTATTACAACAATAATACAATACATCAGTCATTTAATTATTCGCCGAAAACCAATGTGATGGTTAAATTCTTAGAAAATGACTATGAACCGTTGCCAAAATTAGTAAGTGAAACCAAATATAAAATTACGCAAAATAATGTATCGTTTTCAATAGATGCGGATATAGATATGGAAAATAAAACCATTACACCAATCATGCCGACAATGTCTAAACCTACCCATAATACATTTGTTCGTCAAGGAACCATTATCAAAGAATTATAATATTATTACCCAAATATCGAAAAGAAAAAGATAAAAAATAATTAAAATATAAATACGATTTATAATAATAAATATCTAAATGATTGATAAAATAAAAAATTATATTTTTGTATATGGAACAATACGCAAAGGATGTAAAAATTATAGTATAATAGAAAATGAACCAAATGTGAGAAAAATAGGATTTGGTATTACAGCAAATAAATATACATTTATTGGAGCAATATCGGGAGCGTATCCATATGCTACAGAACATTCCTTTGATGGAATAGATAAGGTAAATATAATAGGTGAATTATATGAGGTTTTATCACAAACATTTTTAGAAAAATTAGACAAATTGGAATATAATTATATTCGTAAATTTGTAATAGTTAAATCAAATGATATATATTATAAAACAAATATGTATTTGTTACAAGACGAAGAGTTATTAGATGGAATAAAAAAAAATTTATATCCAGTTGGAAAAAAACGTTTTTATTCTATTACAAGCGGAGATTGGTTAGAAAACCCTTGATTATTGTAAAAGTTTTACTAATATATTAAAAATCTTTTCTAATATATTATATCACCCAAGTAGCCCCGTTTTTACGCAGTAATATTTTAATTTTTTCATTCGTCGCGGAATTTAACGGTGATCGTCCATATTTGTCTGGAGCATTCACATTGGCATTTTTGGAAATTAACAATTCAAGACATGCTAAATTATTTTCTGCGGCGGCTACATATACAGGTGTTCTGCCATTGTTACGCGGTTTATTTATATCACCTCCTTTATCTATTAGCAATTTCAAACAATCGTAATTTCCATGATATGCAGCCACGTACGTGGGTGTTCTACCATCTTTATCCAATTTATTCACATCAGATCCGGATTCTAATAATAATTCTAAACAACGAATATGGTTATAAAAAGTCGCTACATGTATGGGTTCTTCACCACGTTTTTCGACCAAATGAATATCAGCACCGTAATCTAATAATAATTGTAAGCATTTAAATCTACCATAACGAGAGGCAATATACACAGGTGTTTCATTAAATGATGCGGGTATATTTGGATTCGCGCCATTTTGTAATAATAATTCTAAACAAGCACTATAACCGTTACACGCCGCAACCCATACTGGTGTTTGTAATTTGTCATTTTGATGATTGATTCCATCATAGTCTTTCCATTTTTCTAAAAATATTCGTAATTTATCCACTAAATTATTAAATGTCAAATAATGGATATTTTTTTCTATTTTTTTTATCAATTTACGTTCATCTTCTTTTTTTTGTTCTTCATCTGTAAAAAATTTTTCTTTATAATATGGGTCATCTCCGGACCGTAGTGTATCAGCAGTAATATGTGACGCAAAGGACATTTGTATTAATAAATATATACTATATTATTTTTATATATTTATATATTGTTTTTATATATTTTTCCATAAAAAATCAAAATAAAAAATCAAAAATTTACAAATAATGATTGATCACCCTTGAAAGGTTTGATTCTTGGAAGTGTCGTTAGTGGTTCATACACATTTTCATCCAATTTATTCGGAATATAACTCGGTATATATGTTCCGTTTGTAATTTCATTTATCATGTCTTTATAATTAGAAAACAAATTGTGATTGAATATAGACAATGTCCCTTCTTTTGATCCAATGCGTTTATCTCTTTGTCCATTCAACAATTCAATCAATAAATTCTCCATATTTTCATTTTGTATTACTTTTTTTACATCATCTGTTATGGTGAATCCTTTTCTATAAACATTTACGATATTTGTAAATAATAATGTAATATTGTTTTCCAAAGTAGTGTTTTTTTCACCAGTAAAAGGCATTTTTTTCATGAATAGTTCATATAATAAAACTCCCAACGACCAAATATCAGTTGATTTATCATAACCTATATTCATTAAAATTTCAGGAGACAAATATTCTGGTGTCCCGCATAATGTATATGTTTTTTGATCAACGATTTGTTTTACAACCTCCCCATTTACCGATGTATATTCATTTATATATCTTACTCTTTTTGCCAAACCCATATCAATAATTTTTATATATCCTTTTTCATCCAACATAATATTTTCTGGTTTCAAATCTCTGTATATAACCCCCTTACTATGAATATAATCGAGCGCGATAACCAGTGACGATAGGTAAAATAATATCAGGTCAAATGGTAAAATAGGTAGATCTGTATTATCGTATAATAAATTACATAAATCTCCATACAACAATAATTCAAAAACCATATATAATTGGTCATTTGTTTGAAAAGTCCCCTCTAATTTTATAATAAATGGGTGTTTTAATAATTTAAGTATATATACTTCTTCCATAAGATGCTCTACTTTTTTGATACTTTCTTTTGATAATACTTTTAACGCATAGGTCGTTTCTGTTGTATTTGTTTTGTGTATGGATTGTAATACATGCCCAAACGCTCCGGTTCCCAATACATTTACGTGTTGAAACTGGTTATTATCAAATAATGGTTTTTGGTCAGATTCGGTGTCTTCTTCTATGGTTACTGGCTCTTCATACAAATAATGTTTCGTCTGAGTTTGTATATTTTTTATTTTATTTATCATGTTCATTTTTATGTTTATTTTGATGTTATTTCAAATATATCTTTATTTTTTTAATTAATATTTTTCATATAATAATAATATATAAAAATGATATATAAAATTATGTATATAATATGACAAAGAGAGCATACAATTAGATGGCAGATAAAAATCGTAAAAAATATATGAAAAGAATTACTATCAAAAATGGTTTAACCGAAAAAATAATAGTGTATTACAACAATTTTATGAGTTGTAACAATATAGATAAAAATATAAGACAATTTAATAATACTGAAGAAAGTGTTGAAAAAGAAAAACGGTTTCAAGAATTATTTCCTACAATAAAATCACCCACAGAAATAGAGTGTATGGAAATATTAAATTCAATATGTAAAAAACCAGCTTTATCTAATGCGCCGTCGCATGAGCTTGAATGGTTCAAAAGATTAATACATATGGTTGAATACATTCCGGTATGTATTACCATTTCATCCGCAAAAAAAGAATATTTTGGGTTTCCTCTAGTATATGTAAATAAAGAATTTGAAAAAACAACCGAATATGATAGAGAAGATATTATAGGTCAAAATTGCAAATTTTTACAGCCAGAATTACCTATACCCGAAGAAATTCCACAACACACATTATTATGTAAGCTATTACAAGAAGGTGTAAGCACAAGTATTATCATTACAAATGTTAAAAAAAGCGGTGAGTTATTTTATAATTTATTTACGTTAAAACCTGTATTTGACACAGACGGAAACTATGTATATTGTATAGGTGTTCAAACCGAAATAACCAATATAACAATCAGTCAAAAGAATGCGCAAAACATAATAGATGTCTTGAATATATTATGTAATTAAAATTATACCTCAAATTATAGTTCAAATTGTAATATGTCGATTAGATCTATTACATTTTTTATATCAGTCAAATTCAATTCATCTGTTATTTCGGTTTGAATTCCAATAACAAAAATATAATTTCCATACCGGTCACATATAGGTTTTAATGCCAATAAATTTTTAAAGGGCACCCCATTAGATTTGTAATTGGTAATAACTACACTTACTGGTTTTGAAACTTCCAATGAATTTTTCATCAACACATATTGTAATTCTTCTTTTCTGGGAGGTTCATCTGGTTGTAAAAAATTACAGTTTTTACCTATAATATCTTCTCTATTATACCCCGTCATTTTTTCAAACTGTTTATTTACATATAATAAGGGAAACCCCATTATATTTTTTTTCGCATTGGCAATAGTTACACATAGTGGTAGGTTTTCAACAATTGATGTCATTCGATTAAACCATTTTAAATCATCATAATTTAGATGCGAATATAAATAATCACGTGATTGGTCTTTAAAAATTTCAATAAATTCATGTATTGTAGAATTTTCGCGTGTAACTGGAGCAAATAAATCATTTAATCTTGCTTCTTTTTCTCTAATCAGTTCTTTATTTAAATCTTTTGATAAAACTAAATTCAAGTTTGTATTTAATTGTTCGCAATATATGTATTGTAAATAAGAATTTGTTTTTGGTTTATGTTTTGCTACCTCAAGTAAATCCATAATTAATTATTTATTATAATTATATATAAATTATTTTTATATTTATTTGTTTATTTTAAATTTTGTTTGTTTCTAAAATTTAAAATATACATGTATATTAGGTAAATATGACAACAAACAAAAATCCAGGTAAAGTGGTCGTCTTTGATATGGATGAGACCCTCGGATATTTTACACAATTTTCTTATTTTTGGGAAAATATGAAAGTCTATTTTAACGAACATCAAAACAATGTAAAGGAAAAACAACTTGACGACAATTTCAATAAAATATTAGATTTATATCCTGAATATATTCGTCCCAATATTTCATCTATATTGAAATATTTAAAACACAAAGTGGAAATCAATAAATGTCAAGGTGTCATGATTTATACCAACAATAACGGTTCCAAAGAATGGATTTATCATATTAAAGATTTTTTTGAAGAAAAAATAAAATATAAATTATTTAACCATGTCATTTGTGCTTTCAAAGTTGATGGCAAACAAATCGAAATGTGTCGCACCACATACGAAAAAACTGTGAAGGATTTTATTAAATGTACGAAACTTCCAGAAAATACGCAAATATGTTTTTTGGATGACCTTTTTCATCCCAAGATGAATTATGAAAATGTATATTACATTAAACTAAAAGCATATAAATATGATTTGACATTTGATGAAATCATGAAACGATTTTCAAACAGTGATATTGGTAAAAAATTATTGAATGACCAACAACAAGAAGAATTTCATGATTACATGAGTCAAATTTTTCATAGTTATCAAAACGTGACAAAAATAAAAGAAGAACAAGACATTGATAAAATTATCACCAAACAGACGATGCTTTATTTACAAAATTTTTTTTATTCTAAACAATTAGAAACTATTAGAAAAAATAACGGTATATCAATTCCTAAACCTGTTATAAAAAGTAGAAAAACAAATAAAAATGTTAGAAATAAGAGTTTAAAAAAGGAATGAAAGAGAGAAAACCCTAACCCATTATAGTGTCTAACCCTAACCAGTTTTTGCGTTCAATCCTAACAACGCCCTTAATTTTGATTCAACGGGTGATATATTATCTAGTAACCATTCATTTAACGCAGTTGTAGTAAATATGAAAAATGCTGCTGTAAATACAATTGTTTTATCTAATCCAGTGAATTTTACTTTATTAAATATGTTAAACCTATACATTAAATACAAAGAAATATATATTTTAATATAATAATTCATTATAGAGATATATTCAGGATTTATAATTGTGAATCCAAAATAAAGTGTAATAATAGAAATCCATGAAAGTATAAAAAATATATTTAACCCGTTCATTTGAATATAATATAATATTTTTTTAATTGACATATTATATTATCTTTATAAAATAATTTTCGTCTTCATTTTTTATATCCATTGTTTACAATAAATATAAATAAAAATTAACATAGTAAAATATTATATATAACAAATATATAATGAGTCAATTAAATTATGGTGAAGTATCTTCTTCGCAAAGAGTAGATTCCGCGAATTTAAGAATATATGAAAGAAATATTCCATCCCAATTATTACAACCATATTTGAGTGTAAGACCCGTCATGACTAAATATTCTCTTATGCCTATTGTTGACCCCCGTGCTCCTATTAATGTCCCTATGGAACAATTACCGATTTACAACACTGAAAAAGTATTTAATCCGGGGAATGCCACTGCGCCATGGTCTGGATATGCCTCAAATGTCAATGTAGAATCCGACTTACAAAACCGGATTTTTGCCCATCAGAAATGCAGTCAAGCCGTATATGTCCCAAGTAGCGAGAGCGATTTATATAAATTCGGGTTTAAACCAAAGAATGAAACATCGCAACCTTTTCCTCATTTATTCAAAGACGAACATTTTAGCGATTTTAATCCGAATCCTGAAAATATTGGGCACGGGCTTTTCCAAAACTCAACACGCCAACAATTGAAAACGGTGGGTGATTTTTATGCGAACAAAGATGTGTATAATTGTGTAAATGATTTGATTGAACAGAAAACGGCGCAAAAAGATGTGAAACCACCGAATAGCAAGCCTAGTCTAAAGCCTACAACAAATACAAAATAAGATAATACATAAATTACATTGATTTATAATAAAATTGAAATATAAATACTAAATTAATACTATTTATATTTACAACATGAGCACCGTTTCAGAAGAAATACAAGAGTTACAATTAAGAATAGTAGAATTAGAAAAACAAAAAAAAGAAAAAGAGGAAAATGATAAAAAAACATCAATAGACCATAATTTTAAGGTCTTGAATGATTTATTAACTGAAAAGAAAACTAAAGTTAATAATAAATATTATGGAAAAGTTAATAATAAATATTATGGAAAAGACGAATCACTTTCAGTAAGATATTATACCCAACAACTTGTTACACATTTAGAAGCACTTTATAATATTCTACAAATTGTAGATGAAAGATTAAAAAAATTAGAAGAAAAATAATACATTTACTATTTGTAATATATTTAATAAGCTATATATTATAAATGACGACAGAACAACCTCCACAAAATAACGTGAAACATGTGAACCAATTTAACTATGTAGACCAATTGACGCTAGAATGTCTCATGAATAAAGACCAATATTCTTTACACATGAAACCTGCCAGTAGATCTAAAAAAATCAACAATAGTGATCGCAAGTTTTACAAGAAACGTATCTATGATTTAACAAAACAATTACTAAACAATGAAACCACTGAAAAAATGTTTCCCGATGTTGTTTTTTCTTTTGAATCCTATATTAAGGCGTGTATTGACTATTTCAAAGTCTTGGATAAAACCGATATACTACAAGAAGATTACCAACATCTTCCTAGTGGCGAATATTTTCCGGAAGAACTAAACACGGATCATATAAGTAATTCCCAAGATGCTGACCAATTAATGTTGCGCACGATTAAAATCCAAGAACCAAATGCTTTGGAAAAATTGGTGAAACGAACCAGCACTAAACTGAAAAAACCAATGATTTTACCGAGAGAAAAAGAGATTAATTTAAAAGACCCCAATTTGAAAAATAAAGGAATTCGTAAAAAGAATAATATCAACAATAAATATGAAGATAAAAATAAATATGAAGACGAAAAAAAATAATAAATATAGAAAATTGGAGAAAGGAGGAAATAGGGGTAAGGAGAGAAAAAATAAAAACGGAAAGATGAATAAAACCTATAAAATACATAAAAAAATCACGAGACCAGTTTTAGAAAAACAACAAATGAAAGTGAAATGTGCGCCAAAGGGAAACAAAGAACAAAAGGATTATACATGTTATGACGATGAAGCACTTTATAAATTAAAAGAACTTTGGAACGCGCGACATCCCGACGCATTGATCAAAACCAACGACACCAAGCAAATCTGGAACGAGTTGAATAATTACCTAAAAAACAGCTGTAATAAAGAATCGTGTTGGCTAGAACAAAAATTCGTGGATACAAAAGTCGCACGAGATTTAGAAACCGAATCTTTTGCGCCAGAATCGCCCAAAGAATGGAAACTGAATCCAAATGAATGGTTGTCTAGTGTGGAAATTATCAATGTCATGAAACAATACGAAAAAGCCTATAAATGTTTTGATTTTATTGGACCATCGCCAATAGATTACGACACACATGAATTATACGGTGAATGCGTGTGGGAAGAATTATGCCATTTCAATTTGGAAGACGAGATTAAAAAGGGGCGTTTTAAAATAGGTATTATTTTTAATTTAGATCCGCATTACAAAGGCGGATCCCATTGGGTGTCGATGTTTATTAATATTAAAAAGGCACAAATATTCTATTTCGACAGTGCGGGTGATGCGATCCCTCGGCAAATCAAGAAATTTGTAAATATGGTGAAAAAACAAGGAAACGCGCTTCCCCCCGGTCAAAAAATAGATTTTAAATTTGACCAAAATTATCCCGTGGAGCATCAATACGGTGACACTGAATGCGGAGTTTATGCGATTTATTTTATAGTTCACATGTTAGAAGATAAGCACACAGCAGATTATTTTAAAACCCATGTATTAAAAGACGAATATATGCAACGATTCAGAAAGGTATATTTTAACGAGGATTTGTAACATTTGATATATTTATTTGAGAATTACCACTTTTATTTCTAATATATTCTATACAATCTTCTATTGAATAATTAGTGCTATATAATTGATATTTTTTTGTTAATAAACTAAATACACTTTGATCGTGGCGATGATCAATAAAACAATCTAAATTTTGTGATCTTGATGGAGAATCATCTATATTATGGTAATCACAACACAAATCATACCACAAGTTTATTAATATACGTGTTTCTTTACATATTAAAAATAATAAAGCCCCGGCTTGATGTTGTGATGTGTCTAAATATTTATTTTCTAATATATTCAATAATAATATTAAGTCCATTTTATTATATTTCTTTTCTAATGCTGTCTTTGATCCAATTATATATTCTGTTTTTACTAACTCCATATAATTTATAATTTTATCTTTTTTTCTAATATCAATCTCACAACCACAATCCGCATATAATAGTACATCACCATCATTAAGTTGTTCACATGTTTTTTTGATTATATATGATTTCCATATCCAATAACCATAACCTTTTTTATTATTTTCAATAAATTCTTGGTGTTGAGACCAAAATATATTATCATTTTTTAAAAATTCATCAGTGTAAGATATTGTTTTATTAAATATACATAAATTATTTGCTTGTTTTATTAATCTATCACTAGCTTCATAATAATTTGTATTTCCAGCACCAAATGTTATAAAATATTTTTTATTCATTATTATTTTATAATAAATATTATTATTTTATAATAAATATTATTATTATTTATATAATATTTAAATAGTTATATTTATTATTATATAAATAATGAATAAAACAATAATTCTTGCTTGGACACATAAAACCTCAAATCTAGAAAGTACAAACATAGAACATTTTTGGGGATTAGGAGATATTATTAGAGGAACAATAAAAATGTATTTTTTATCAAAAAAAATGAATTTTAATTTAATTGTTGACATTCAACATCATCCAATTTCAAAATTTTTAAAAATACAAACACATGAATATAGTAATTTAATATTAGAAAATAAAAACAATATAGAATTTGTATTTCCAGGATATGTAGAAACGTACATTAATAATAATAATAGTGATATTTTATTTTTTTTTACAAACGATCATTATACGCACGATATAACTAATGATTGTAAAGTTTTTATTAAAAATTTATTAACACCAAATGACGAATTTAAAATTTTTTTTGATAATAAAATAAAAGAACTACCATTTGAAATATTTAATATACTACATTTTAGATTAGGTGACGATGAAATGATAAGAAATGAAAATATCTCATTGTCATTATTTGATATAAATTATAATAATTTAATAAATAATCACGAAGAGAATGATGTATTAATAAGCGATTCAATACATTTTAAAAAATATATTAAAGATAAAATTGATATTTTCATGTTTGATACAAAAGTTGGTCATTTTGGATTTCATACAGACGAAAAATCATTAAAAGATACTTTATTTGAATTTTTTATAATAAGTAAAGCAACAAAAATAAAGTCTTTTTCGGTTTATTCGTGGAAATCTGGTTTTGTTAAAATTATAAGTGAAATATATAATATTCCAATTGTTACATAAGATAATATCAAGATTATAATATAAAAATTACAATATAAAAATTATAATATAAAAATTATAATATAAAGATTAAAATGTAGTCATTGTAATCACTTTATGAAGATTACTATTTTTGGTTCATGTAGACAAGATTCATTATATAATGAGTACGAAATAACAAAAATAAAAAATGATGTTTCATATCCGCATTATACAAAAGAAGTAATAGAAATAATAAATTTTATAAAATACGATACGATTCAACCAGAAGATACAATAAATATATTTAGAACACCTATAATGAATCAAACTCCAATTTATTCAAATAATTATAAAAATGATTTTGATACAACTGATGTATTTATAATTGAAATATCAACTAAATTATGTTATGAATATAATAATAAGTATGTTCATCATATTATATACGATATGGACAAATATATAAATAATGAAGTTAAAAATAATATTTTAAAAAGAATACAGACCGATGAAGAAATCGAAAATGATATAGTTAAAATAAAAAAAGAATTAGAACATTCCAAAATTTTATTTGTAGGTCACATTGTTACGTATGAGAAAGGAGAAAGATATAATTTAATTAAATTACTTGAACAAATATGTGCGAAACATAATATTTTATTTATAAATCCTGTAAAAGAATTTAATAAAAGGGGATACGACATTAATAATATGATTCATCAAGAAGATAAAATAATGCATTACAACAATACAGGACATAATGTAATAAAAACAATATATAAAGAATACATAAATTATCTATTAAGTGATCTTAATTATTTAATTGTATATAATTCAAATTTAAATAAAGTAAGAATTGGTTTGAATAGTGATGATAGTGTCGAAAGTAATAATGTAGATGACGGAGGTTATGTAATATTAGATGGATTAGATTATAATTTATTATTATCATGTGGAATTTCTAACGATATACGATTCGAAAATAAATTTTTAGACAAATATAATAATATAAAATGTTATGCGTTTGATGGAACGATTGATTCTTTACCTGATGAAAATTTTAATAAAAATATTAATTTTATAAAAAAAAATATCACTAATACTAATACAATTGATACAACTAATTTATTAGATATAATTGATAATAATGATAATATATTTTTAAAAATGGATATAGAAACAAATGAATTTCAATGGTTAGAAATACTTAATACTGATCAATTATTAAAATTTAAACAAATAGTTATTGAATTTCATTTTGTATTTCAAGAAAGTAATTTTGTTGATGATTTATTTACTAATTTATCATTCCCTATAAGTGTTGAAAGACGAATAAATTGTTTAAAAAAACTTGCGAATACACATTATTTATTACATTTTCATCCAAATAATTGTTGTGGAACTATATTTTATAATGGTGTTGAAATTCCAAACGTATTTGAATGCACATATGTTAGGAAAGACTTATGTAATGATATTACAATTAGTAATAAAGAAATTCCTGATAAAGTTTTAGATATAAAAAATACGAATAATACAGATATTTATTTATCTGGATTTCCATTTTCATTTTAATAAAATAACAAAAATAATATATAAACATAATAATATATATTTATATATTCGCAAAATAATGTCAGCCTCATTCATCACCAATGAAAACATTGATTTATTATGGGAAATTATATTGGAAGAAGAATTTATAAGAAAAGTCGTTTCTAGAGAAAAAGTTGTAGAATTTCGCAATTATTTCATTGTTCAACTAAAAGAATTTTACAATGTGACATCAAAACTAAATATACCCTTAGTTCAATTAAATAAACAGTTTATTACGAATTTTATCATGGTTTTACAACCGGCAGCACACCAAACACCTAAAAACATACCAAATAAACAATTATACACATCACAAGAAATACAAGATGAAAGAAAAAGTCAATTTGAAAACGATTTAATGCGGAAACAAAACGAATTCACACGCGCAATGTCGGTTCCTGTACCAGAAATTCCCAAATTTGGAGAGGATTTAGACAAACCAATCGGGAGTGCAATGGATGAATTGATTGCAAAAACATTAGCTGAAAGAAACTATGAGATACAACAAATACAACGACAAATGCCACCACCACAACAATCACAAGAACAAACACAACAACAAATCAAGTATATTAAAATTGGCGAAGAAGTAAAAGGACCTGTAATGACACCCATTGATGTAAATGATGTTTTTGGAAGGACCCCAGAAAAAACAATGGGTGTCGTGAAAAATGTTTCATGGGGTGAAAATGAGTATCAAGAATATAGTGCGACACAACAACAACCCCAACATCAAGATGAACCCGGGTTTAACCACTTGTTTTCAAAATTAAAAAAGATGGAAACAAAAACCCAGGAACAACAAGATATACAGGATTTGAAATTGTATGTCAGCGAAATTCAAAAACAAATGACAAGTATTCATGAAAAAATGGAAATTCTTTTGAATAGAATAAAATAATAAATAATATAAAAATGTTTCATATTATAATATAATCACTATATATTACAATACAATACCAAATGATCATTTTGCGTTTTTTATATATTATATACAATATATGTTGGATTTATATTACATATACAATACTGACATCAGCATGTACACTAAAAACTCAAAAAAGAATCAAAATAGAAAATAATTCCGTCAAATATATAAAATACAATTATATTTCAAATACAGATACTGTTTGGAATCACGGAGAAGTCGCATGGGAAACTGGATGGGAAAGAGAGAAAAATGAACTCCAGACAGAACCATTGTTTATCGTGGAATATGACTATTCGTCATCAGCAATGGAATTGAAAAACCAAAACAAATGTGATGAAACTATAAAAAACCAAAAAATATATGTAAATGCGTCATTTTTTGGATTCTTAAAAATATTTTATGAAGAATTTTTAAGAAGAGACAATTTCATCATTCAATTTGAAAACATTGAAGACTCAATCTATCATTCACTATTTTTAGTATTGTCTCTTTTATTGAATATTAGTTACAAACAAAGCAAGAAACTAGAGATTCTTGCGCTTTCAAATAATAGTAATAGCGAAATGAACGATTCGTCTTATTTAAAACAATATATGAAAATAAAAAAGAATACAATGAGTTTTTTCTTGGTGGTCTTTTATATTTTCATAAAAAATGTCGGAATCGCAGAATGATTGCGATTATACGGTTACACCTTTTTAACCACTTGTTGTCCTTTATTGTCTGTTTCCACTGTTCCAACCATGACTGGTTCAAATCCTGGTTTTTCAAGTGCTTGTAAGTAACTATCGTAATCATATAAATTACCCAAACGTTCATTCATTTTACGGTAAATATATTTCTTACCACTAATAGTAACCTCTTTACCTTTCCATTCAATCGCCTTTTTATTTATGGATGCCACGGTGTCGGTTTGATCCAAAGAAATGGATGGATTATACGAAAACATATTAGGGTTCGTTTGTCCGAATTGAATACAATGTAGATTCTCTTTTGAACCGCGTTTAGAATAAATTGCGCAATCAATAGATGATTCTTTTACCGCCGTCAATAATTGATTTGTAACTTCTTCTTTAATCGTGGAAATTTCAAATAACGCCTCATCACTTGTCAGTGGTATATATGCCATTTTTTCTTTACCCTTTTCTACGATCTTGTATTGCTTTTTACTCAAATCTTTGTTTTTCAGCTCAATCGACAAATCGCTATCTATTTGCGCCTTAGTAAAGCTCATTAAATACACAAACACTTCTACGCTTTGTAGTGCTTCAGGGAGATCTTTATGACTACAAATACGACGCGCTCTACCAATGACTTGGTCTAAACGCGCAGGGTGCCAGTAAGGTTCCATAATATGAACATACCTGGTATTTCGCAAGTTAATACCTTCTGAACCCGACGCAGTAATCATAAATACTTTGATGATTTCACCTGTATTGTTATTATTTGCGATACTTTTGAGTTCTTTATACATACGCGGTGCGGACACTTCTAAATCTCCCCAATTACTATTGTAAATATTACGAATCACCTCTTTTTCTTCAGCGCTTTCGGTTCCAGTATACAAGGCAAAGGTTGGTTTCCCTCTGTCATCCTCGTCTATATCTAACTCCCAAATACCACTGGCATTTTTCTTGATTTTGAATTGGGCAAATCCATTTTGTTCCAATACTAATTTGAATATTCCGATACCTTCTAATGTTCTAAATTGACTATATACCAAATGTAAACCTGGATGATATTCATCTTGAATATTTTCCAACATGTAAAAATACTTGGGACTATACGTTTCCAACCCACGAGGAGACAATATTTCATTAGCATGTTCTTTCAAATAATACAACGTTCCTTCAATACGTTTTTCATAGCTACGTTTTTCATTTGCGTTATCTGCCATATCACCAATGACATCGTCTCCTTCTACCACACCTTCCCAATTTCCGTGTTCTTCATCCAAGTCCAAATCGACTTCTATATCTTCACCGCCTTTTTCTTCCTCGTGTTTCTTCTTTTTCTCTTTCTCTCCTTGGGTTAAAATAGCACTATATAATTCAGATAAACGATCATCCTTCTTTTCTTTTTTATCTTCCACCAGAGTTTCCTCACCAATTTCCGTCAATTGTGGACGCAACTCTGCTTCTAAGTCTTTCGTTTTTTCATCGCCTTTCGTTTGTCCGGTTTTTCTTTCTGGAAATGGTCTGCCCGGTGGTCTGGGTACCACAAAATTACAAAACAATCTGGAAAAAATACGATAAGTCGATGATGATTCTTTATAAATACCATTTTTATCCATCACGGCTCCCTTATTCTTTCCCGAATTTTTTTCAAGCTTTCGCTCTTGTTGGCGCGCCTCTTCGTAAATATTAAACTGATAATCACTCATTGGTATTTTAATCACATGGTAATCCATTGCCTTTTCATATTTTGGCAACAATTGTTCACTCGCACTTTTAAAATACGAGGTGAGTCCCAGTATTCGTCGTTTAAACAAATCTACATTTTTCATTTTTCCTGTTTCTGGTTCAATAAAACGATTCACAAAATCCTCGAATTTATCTGGTAATGCTTTATACATATGGACAACAATTCCGCCCCCAACAACATCTATTCCATTCTTGCCCAATAAATGTATAATGTTCTTCTTGAATTCATCATCTCCGATAGCACCACGATCAACCATTACCGTTTTACCAGTCATCTTATCGGTCGTCTCTTTCTTACTATTTGTCACCCCGCGGTAACTTCCGTCTTTGTTCTCTCTATTCTCAAAACCAAAAGGATTTCTGGTGACAATTAATTTCTTATTATTTGAATTGTAATCCATATAATCCAATATTTTTTCTTTTTTGAATATTTCTTGTAATAACTCTTTGCTGACTTTTTGACCGCCTTTGATATCAAGTGGGAATTCCCATGTTTTAATATAACCACGCAACATGTTGAATAATATGGCGACTTCATTGGGGTAATTGATAATAGGTGTTCCCGATAATAAAACAATACGCGCATTACTTGCGCTCATTAATAATTCATACAAAATCAGTGAAAGAGATTGTGACACGCGCTCTTTTCTCCCCTTATTGTTGAATGGAATGTCCTTTTCTTTTTCCAGTTTATTCACAATACGACTGATTAAATTGTGCGCCTCGTCAATCACTACGACAGCGTCGTCGAAAATATTGGTTTCAAAATTATTTGTCATATCCTTTAATTTGGCTCTTCGTAATCCGTTGTAATTAATAAATTTATATTTGGTTTGTATCATTTTGTCGATTTGTTCATTCAAACTTTTCAATTCAGGTGGCATTAAATCGTCAATATTGCTTTGTGTCTGTTTTACATTCACTAACCAGGCACCCTTTTTTCTCTCAATGTATTCTTTTGATAAATTCAGTGCGGAGACTAAAGCATCGACTAATTCTGGTTTATCCGCGCTAGAAATCCATTCCCAATACTGACTAGTTTTATAAATTGAGTCGCCGAATTTTTTGATTTCTTCTATGTAATTTCGGCGTAATGAGGCGGGAGTCATGATCACAATTTTTTTGGTGTTCTTCATACCCTCCGCGAGAGCAATAGAAGTTCGACTCTTACCACTACCCAACCCATGGAGCACCAGTAACCCGCGGTAAGGCGTATACATATTCATGTAATCCCTGACTAATTTTTGGTGAGTCAATAAGGCAATTTCACCTGTGGTTTTTTGATTCATACTTTCACAAGTAACTGGGTTCGAATCATTGATGATTTGGTCACGATATGGTTGAAACAGTGAATTAATAAAATTTACAAAGATTTCGCGATTATTCATGTAATAACTGGACACCTTAATATCCACATGTTGTTTTGGTTGTGGTAATCGTTCTACCATTTTAGCATTATCCAGGAGTTCCATTTCTTTTTCGGTCAATACCTTTTCGCCTTTGGGAGGCTTTTGCGTTTTTCGTGTAGTTGGTCTTTCTTCAGTATCAAGAACAATTCCTTTTTCGGATTTCTTTTCAGGAACATAGACAGTTTCGTCCTCTTCTTCCTCAACCAATGTCAGTTTAGGTTTGGTCGTTTTCTTGACCTTCGTTGTTGTTTTTGTTTCTACTGCGGTTTCTGGTTCTGGTTCCTTTTTTTCAGTAATAGGTGAAACTTTACGCTCTCCCAATTTCACTGTCTCTTTTACTGTGACTTTAGTTAAATTTTTTGACGCTAATTTACTGCGTAATGCTTCAATATCAAAATCGGAATTTAATTCACGGTCATCGGCAAATTTTATTTTTCGTCTTTTAGGAATCACTATTTTAATGGTTCTATTTTCATCAAATTCAGTGACAATTGGTTTTACTCTTAAAGATTCTATAATTCTCTCTAAAGGATTTTTTCTTCCATCATTTTTTATATCATCACTCATACTTATATATAAATATAAGTTTTTTAATTTAGTGTTTTAAATTATTTTATAATTTTATACAAATCAAAATATTTCTCACCACCATTTACGCCAATATCATCAAATGTGAAACCAAACAGTAGACCAACAATCCCTTTATTACAAAGTAAAGTGCAAGAAGTTTCTAAAAAGAAATCAATTTGTGAAGAATGTATTAATGGTATTTGTCCTGAAGGTTGTAATATTTCTGGCGGTATTAGACGACGACGTAAAAGCCGTAAAGTGCGTAAATCAAGAAAAAGTAAAAAATCCAACAAAAAATCTAAAAGAAGAAAATAAAAATACGCTATAATCATTCCACATTTCCTGCGTATAAATCCAACTTTTGGATTGCCTCATTACAAGCAATTTGTTCTGCCTTGCGTTTGATTTTATGTTGTCCCTCACCCAGGAATAAAAATATTTTTCCCTCGTTTTTCTCAATAGATTCACGAATCGCGCCAAAATTTTTCAATATGTCAATATGTAATGCCTCTGTTTGACTACAATTATATACTTGTTGTCCAACGCATAAATAAACACCCATTTTATATCCATTGTCCAAGTCATGTTCTATTTCCAAATAATGCGGTGTGACCTTAAACTCCTTTTGGATTTTCACCTGTAAGATGTTCTTGTAATTGTCGTCATTTTGAATCAAGGCAATCCAATCAATATGTTTTTCAAACACATTTTCCACGAATTTTTGTGCGATTTGAAATCCTGGTCCGGTGACAAATATATTTTTAAACCACCCTTCGTCATCCTTCACATCTATCTTGTTGAAATCCAAAAACAGCGCACCTAAAAATGACTCAAAAAGACATCCTAATTTCTTTAAATTGGTGCGGATTTTCTTTTCCTCTGCGTGTTTAGAAAGAATCAACCAGTTGTGTAACTTCATTTCTAGTGCGATCTTTCCAATTGCCTCATTCTTGACAATCGCAATTTTCTTTTCTGTCATAAACCCCTCGTTTTCCTTGGGAAAACGGCGGTATAAATAATATTTCGTTACTAATTCCAATACACCATCTCCAAGGAACTCCAAATTTTCGTTCGACTTTGTTTTCAATGGCATACAATCAGGCGGTCTATCCACGATCGTAATATTTTGAGACGCGTTTTCAATATGAGGTCGTTTGGTATAAGACCGGTGAACAAAAGCGCGTTTATACAAGTTCAAGTTATGAACAATATTGGGAACACCATATTTAGTGAGAATAGATTGAACTTCGCTCAATGTAATCTCCACATTACCCGGATTGTATGGATTGAATATTAAACCATCCTCTCCTTTAATAATATCATCGTCGCGTATTATATTTTTGTCTTCTTGATTCATTATGCTGTAACCTGGCAAATAAACTATATATGTATTATTACCATAGCTTTATATTGTTTTCATATATGTTTCATTTAGTTTTAGGAAATCCGGGTTTCTCTCATGAGTATAAAAATAATAAATAAAAATAGTATTATGATAATTTATAATTTTTTATATAATATTCCATTCTTTGAAAAATATAATATTTAAGGTATATATAAATATGCCAGTTGGAATGTTCGTTCAATCAAACCCATATACTAACACTATCGCTTCAAGAACCGAACAAAGTGGTGGTTCATTAGGTGGTAACAAAAAGGCAGGTATTGTTACCTTTGGTACTACTTGGCAACGAGGTAACATGGGTAACTACTTAAAACGTGCTCCACAAAGAATACCATCCTTATTAACAATGAGACTATTAACTACCAGACGTCCAGTACAAGGTACCAGATACCAAGTATATGCCAGACGTGGTATAATGTAATTCGTTTTTATTTTGTGTATTTTTTTGTATTACGGAATATTTTCATTTAGGAAAAATAATACATTTAGTAAAAAAATAATTTAATAACTAAATTAGTAATTATATTATTGCGCAAAGAATGATCATTAAGGTTGATATCCGCGAACAAGAAATGTTTAAATTAATCAAATACTATTTAGAAATCAGCCCTTCCTATAAAAACATTACTATTGTAAGTGAAAACTTGCCATTAGGAGATGTCATTATTTATGATGAAAACAATGTTGAAAGATTGATTATAGAGAGAAAAAGTATTCGGGATTTGTCATCTAGTATAAAAGACGGTAGATATGAGGAACAATCGTATCGTTTAAACGGTTCGCCATTTAGCAACCATAATATCATATATTTGATTGAGGGTGATTTGAATAGTAAATTTTTATTCAAGGACCGGATCGACAAGATTTCAATGTATTCCGCCATGTTTTCACTGAATCATTATAAGGGGTTTTCAGTATTAAGGACATTTACTATTGATGAGACTTCTTTAGTGATTTGTAATATGGCATATAAAATGAAAAAATGTGATATTGAAAACAAAAAACCTTATTACAAAAATAAGGTCGAGGCGTTGAGCGAACCTGTTTCAAAACCAATATCTGATCCTACAGATGTAGTTATTCAAGAAACAACCATTACCACTGATAAACCTCTTGTTGATAATAATGAAACTGATGCCAATGAAGCAAATGAAAAGGATTATTGTGTGGTGATTAAAAAGGTTAAGAAGGAAAATGTTACTCCGCAAAACATTGGTGAAATCATGTTGTGTCAAATACCCGGAATTAGTTCTGTAAGTGCGATTGCGATTTTAAAAGAATATCAAACCTTGCCGAATTTATTGAATAAATTAAGAGAAAACAATGATTGTTTAAATCAAATATCCTATGTAAATTCCAAAAATCAAACCAGAAAAATAAACAAAACAGTTATTCAAAATATTAAGAAATTTTTATTGTGTTAAATGAATATGTTAAAATTTTATTATGTTAAATATATAGATATATATAAATGAGTGGCGGTGACCATTGGTTAAAAATAATTGGTTTTTTAGTAGTATTGGCTTTATTCTATTACTTTGCTACAGGCGCATTAAAAATTCAAAATAATTTATTGGAAGGTTTCGTAAAAATGACGGATACAAGCAGTAAAACAACCGACAACGGCGAACCCAGTACGAATGCTGGTGTTGCCGGGTCTTCGGGTAATGTAGCCAACGCGATTGGCGAACAAACCATTAAAATGCAAGACACCTTTTTGATTAAAAAATACAGGAAAAACTATGAAAATCTAGTAATTAACGCCGACGAGTACGTTAGCTATTTAATGTTGGACCATTTATTGAAACTAAAGACAGATGATAGTGAAGAATCGAAAAACGCAAATATTGCACTATTAGACAACATCAATAAATTAGGCGCATCTAAAACATCCTTAAATGGAATCATGAAATTTGTGGATTCTGTATAAGTATAAATATTATGTGATGATTTGTAAATTCACATAATATTTTTTATGAGAATGATGAGTTGTTAAGCTACACGAATCGCGACTTCATTGTCGGCATAATAACCACGGTCAACCAATGCTTGCGTAAATTTGGCACCACCCCAATTATCATCCATCGCATTTGGACTATACAATAATCCATTTTGGGTTTCATCCATTTTGTCTAAAGGGGTTGTCGATCCTACATAAAAACTAGATTCATCATACGAAGGCGTTGAATTTGTATTATAAGGTGGGTCATTGCGCCCCGCGTCTATTAATTTTGTTGGATTTGGGTTTCTAAGCACCGACTGATTATTTACAATTACTGGTGGTAATCCGCCCTGAGGCTCGGTAACACCTGGTCGAACTTTATATACGGATTGACCTTGGGTGTCGTATGTTTTTTGTAAATACAAAACAGGACAGCGTATTCCTTCATTACGTTGCCATTCCATGAATTCTGTATAATCTTCTAAATTATCAAATTGAATCGGATTAACTCCTGGTATTTTTGCCAATTTTGAATTATATAAATATATTTTTGAGCCATTTTGTATTAATATATTAGGACATCTAGGATATTTTAATTCGTTGCTTTCAAAACCTTCTTGAAATATTCTATCGGGACTATATTTCATACAAAAATACAATCCTGCTAAAAATACTATCATTATAAAAATAATAACCAACATATATATTATTTATAAAAATAATTTTTCTTGTTTAATAATAATATTATAATAATATATTATAATGAAATCTTTAATTATTCAAGATAATCATAACGGAAACAACCAACATATCATTGATGAAATCAATAAACTTTTAAAAAATGGTAAAAATGTTTTTTTATTTGTCTATATGGACGGTTGTGGTCCATGTAATTCTACGATACCAAAATGGGACAATATACCAAATAAATTAAATGACCATGACCATATAAAACACAATGATGACGTTGTCACATTGCGTATTAATAAAGATTTATTTCCTTTATTACAAAATATGGGAAGCGAACCAGCAGGCTTTCCTTCTTTAAGACATGTTACCAAAAATCAGGTGGAGGAATTTGAAGATTGGAAATCTCCTATAAAAGAGAGATCTACTGATTCTTTTATCAAATGGATTGAAGATAAAATTTCCAAAAAAAAGGGTGTCAAAAAGATACAGGTCACCAGTCAAAAAAATAAAAATAAACGAAAACAACGTGGTGGTAAATGGTCATTGAAATACAAAAGAAGTATTAATTGTAAAAGACCCCGCGGATTTTCTCAAAAACAACATTGTAAATACGGACGTAAACATAGTAGTCGCAGAAAACACAAATAATTTTATATTTTATTCAAAATAATAAAATATGAATTTTAAAATTGAAATGAAATAAACACAAGTCTTTATAGTATCATAAACAGACAAAACCAAAATGGATAAATCCTTTCGCTTATTTGACTTTAATATTAATATTTTAAAATCGGCGTCATCATCCTCTGGGAGTGAAGAAGAACCCCAAAATAAATCCCGTATTGATTCTCAAGAATTCTTGATTCAAATGTTTGGTATTAACAAAAAGGGCGAAACATGCTCCATAATTGTTGAGGATTTTAAACCATTCTTTTATGTAAAAGTCGACGATTTTTGGACCACTCAAATTAAAACAAATTTTCTGAATGAAATCAAAAAGAGAATCGGAAAATATTACGAAAATTCCATTTGCGACTGTAAATTCGTCAAGAAAAAAAAGTTATATGGGTTTGACGGTGGAAAAGAACATAAATTCATTTGTTTCAAATTTGACAATATGCCTGCTTACAATAAGGTCAAAAATTTATGGTATGGAAAAGACCGCAAATTAATTGTCGGAGGTTGGTTATACGGCAAGACCAAGACCCAATTGTATGAGGCCAATATTCCTCCATTATTGCGTTTCTTTCACATTATGGATATTAGTCCGTCTGGTTGGGTTGCGTTGCCAAACAAGAAAACAATACAAATCAATAATGACAAAAAGACATCGTGTACTTATGAATTCCGTATTAGTTACATACATATTATTCCGTTAAATATTTGTGAGGACCGAGTCCCCTATAAAATATGTAGTTTTGATATTGAAGCCAGTAGTAGTCACGGTGATTTCCCGGTGCCGATAAAATCGTATAAAAAATTGGCAACCAATATGATTGAATATTTTGAGAAAAACCATGTCGCGCTGGAAACCAAAGACAAATGTAAAGACGTGTTGAGAAATATAGTATTATCCGCATTTGGATACAAAAATATGATTGAAATTGATCTGGTGTATCCCAAGAGTCCTCCAAAAAACCAAAAAATCTTGGAAACAAGTATTGAGAAATGGTTGGTTTCACCTGTGCGTAAACTGGACGATGGGGTCGCGGACCTGGAGAACCAACTCAAAATAGAAGAAGTTTTTGAGAAAATGAATGAAGAAGAAGATGATGCCGGGTTTTACTACCATTCATATTATTCAAAAAAAGAAAAGGTTGATAAAAAAGACACGATCATTGATGTATTGTCCAATAAAAAATACGCTCGCGAAACCAAATTAACCGAATTAAATATTTCTTTGAATTCATTCTTTCCCAAATTACAAGGCGACCGTGTTACGTTTATTGGGTCAACCTTTTTAAAATACGGAGACCAAGAACCCTATTTGAATCATTGTGCGGTTGTCAATACTTGTGCTAGTGTAGACAATGCTGTGATTGAAACGTATAAAACTGAAAAAGATCTGCTTTTAGCGTGGAAAAATCTAATACAAAAGGAAAATCCTGATATTATTATTGGTTATAACATATTTGGTTTTGATTATGAGTTCATGGTACGACGTGCAGAGGAAAATTATTGTGCGGATGAATTCTTGCGACTCTCAAGAAACACGGATGAATTATGTGCCACTTTGGAAGACGGGCGATATAAAATCGAGGAAAGTAGTATTCAAATTGCGAGTGGTCAGCATGATTTGAAATATATCAAGATGAATGGACGAATTCAAGTGGATATGTATAATTTCTTTCGTCGTGAAGAAAACTTGACATCATACAAATTAGATTACGTTGCTGGTCATTTTATCGGTGATTATGTGAAAAAATATGAATGCGCTGAGGGCGACGAAACGACTCTGATACAAAGCTCAAATTTAACCGGATTATTGGTCGGTAGTTATATTCATTTTGAAGAAATAGGTCATTCGGTTGATTACTATAAAGACGGCGAAAAATTTGTTGTGACATATGTAGATAAGACAAGTGGAAAATTTGAAATACGAGGTGCGATCAATCCGGATATGACAAAAAAGGTACGATGGTGTTTAGCCAAGGATGATGTCACTCCAAAGGATATATTTAGGATGACCAATGGTGATCAGAATGAACGCGCAATTATTGCGAAATACTGTATTCAAGATTGTAACTTGGTCCATTATTTGATGAACAAAGTAGATGTCATGACGGGTTATATTGAAATGTCAAAAATTTGTAGTGTGCCGATTAGTTTCCTTATCTTGCGAGGTCAAGGCATCAAACTCACCAGTTATGTGGCGAAAAAATGCCGGGAAAAAGAGACGCTCATGCCAGTGATGGAAAAAACCGAAAGCGACGAAGGCTATGAAGGTGCGATTGTGTTGGATCCCAAATGTGACTTGTATTTAGACAATCCAGTGGCATGCGTGGATTATGCGTCGCTGTATCCGTCGTCCATGATGAGTGAAAACTTGTCTCACGACAGTAAAGTATGGACCAAAGAATATGATTTAAACGGTGATTTAATTGAAACGACTGGCGAACAAGACGCAGAAGGAAATTTCATATACGACAACCTGGTGGAATACGAATATGTAAATATCACCTATGATACATACAAGTATGAAAGAAAATCGGCGACCTCTGCGGCGGAAAAAATCAAATGCGGTTATAAAATTTGCCGGTTTGCGCAATTTCCCAATGGAACGCGAGCTATTATGCCGTCTATTTTGGATGAATTATTGGCGGCAAGAAAATCAACGCGAAAACTGATTCCGCAACAGACGGACGAATTTATGAAAAACGTCTTGGATAAAAGACAACTTGGCTACAAAGTAACTGCGAATTCTCTTTATGGACAATGTGGTGCGAAAACGAGTACCTTTTATGAGAAAGATGTGGCGGCGTCGACGACTGCGACAGGTCGTCTCTTATTGACATATGCCAAAAAAATCATAGAAGAATGCTACGGTGATTCCATTTGTCAAACTGAAAAATATGGACCCGTGCTTACCAAAGCGGAATATATATACGGCGACAGTGTTGCGAATTACACACCAGTGTATATCAAGACAAATGAAACATTTGATATTTGTACGATTGATGAATTGGCAAACAAATATGGAAAAAATACATGGACGCAATGTTTAGAACCTGGAAAACAAGAAAAAGAAGTTTGTGAATTATACGATATTCAAACATGGACAGAAAAAGGATGGACCAAATTACATCGGGTGATTCGTCATAAATTAGCATCTCACAAAAAAATGATGCGGATATTAACACATACCGGAATGGTAGATGTAACAGATGACCATTCATTAATATTGAATTCGGGTGAAGAAATCTCTCCAAAAGATGTAAAAGTTGGCACTGAATTACTACATAATCCACTTTTAGAAAAAGTGGAGCAAAAAGAAAACCCCACTAATATGAATATTACAAAAACAAAACTATTTAAATCCATGCTTGATGCGGCGTTCTATACGAATTATTTGAATAGTTGTCATATAAATTTTGCCATATTGTATTTTAAAGATGAAATATGTATTACTACAGATGAAATCTCATTGTTACATTCTTGTCATGTCATTTCAATGAAAGAAATCCCATATGAAGGATATGTATATGATTTGACAACCGAAAATCATCATTTCGCCGCAGGAATTGGAAATATGATTGTTCATAACACGGATTCTGTATTCTTTACGTTCAATCTACAAACGCCAGATGGAAAACCCATTCGAGGCAAAGACGCATTAGAAATAACGATTGAATTAGCCCAAGAGGCAGGTCATTTGGCGTCCAAGTTTTTGAAAGGTCCTCATGATTTAGAATATGAAAAAACATTCATGCCATTTTGTTTGTTATCGAAAAAGAGATATGTAGGAATGCTCTATGAACACGACCCGGACAAAGGTAAGCGCAAGGAAATGGGTATTGTTTTGAAACGCCGAGATAATGCGCCCATAGTAAAGGATATTTATGGAGGGATCATTGATATTTTAATGAAGGAAAAAGATATTGTCAAGGCAAAAGAGTTTTTACGACATTGTTTGAAAAATATCGTCGAGGAGAAATACCCGATTGAAAAATTAATCATTACCAAATCGTTACGCAGTGGTTACAAAAATCCGCAACAAATCGCGCACAAAGTGTTGGCGGATCGGATCACCGCTCGCGATCCCGGGAATAAACCAGGACCGGGGGACCGAATACCTTTTGTATATATCCACAATGCGGACAAAAAGGCGTTACAAGGCGAAAAAATAGAAACACCTAATTTTATCCGTGAAAACAAGATAAAAATAGATTATTCGTTTTATATTACGAACCAAATCATGAAACCCGTCCAACAAGTGTTTGCTCTGGTTCTTGAAAAGATGTGGATCATGGACAAGAAAAAGGGAAAAGTCGATAAATTAAATATGGAAATCAAAAAATTAAAAAAGACGGTCGATCCAGAGAAATTAGATGATAAAATTGAGACTTTGAAAAACAAGGAGGTCAAGGCGTTATTGTTTGATGAGTTTCTACGCGAATCAAATAATCAAAAAGAAGGTAACGCAGTTGTCACGAGTTTCTTTAAGAAAAAATAAAAATCGCAACAAATATTTATACGATTCATTATTTTGTTCAACAAGAATTATTTCAATTTCGTTTATATTCGAATTATAAAAAAATTGGTAAATAATATAAAATATAAAATATAAAATATAAAATATAATATAATATAAATATATTTGTTTAATACTATTTATAATTCATGTTGATTTTATATGAATTAATAGCGAAATATCACATAAAATTGAAAGGAATATTACACGTCGGTGCTCATGAATGTGAAGAAATACGCCACTATGAAGTTTTTTTACCAAGAAATAAAATTTTATGGATAGAAGGATTAAAAGATAAAGTAGAATATTGTAAAAATATGTATCCTGGTATATTAATTGAACAAGCCATTGTCTCTGATAAATATGAAACAGTTAAATTTAATATATCAAATAATACAATATCGTCATCTATATTTGATTTTGGTTTACATAAAACCTCTTATCCGGAAATTAATTATGTGGATTCCTTCTATACAGATACAAAAATGTTAAAAGACATTATTCACAAATACGATATTCATTATAATTTTCTGAATTTGGATATTCAGGGTGCGGAATTAAAAGCATTAAAAGGTATGGAAGATTATTTACATAAAGTAGAATATATTTATACTGAAGTCAATAGTGATTATGTTTATAAAGATTGTGCTCTTATTAATGAAATCGATGAATATTTAAAAAAATTCGGTTTTGAACGTGTTGAAACAATGTGGTGGGATAATGTTTGTAAATGGGGCGACGCATTTTATATTAATAGAAAATATACCCATGTAACCATATTTGGAACATGTCGTTTCAATAAAGTACAATATAACACCAATTTAAATGAATTAATTAGTTATACGCATACCACAAAAGAAGTATTACAACTTATAAGTTTTTTAAAAGGAGAAATCGTAATTCCACCGCCATACAATACCTTATGTTTTAGAACAGCGATTGACAAAAGCATTGGTATAAATATGGATAATCATTATAAATGTAAATTCGACAATACCAAGGTTTTCATTATTGAACTATGCTCGCGTAAGAAATATATTCATAATAATTACATGTTACATCATATTTGTGTAGATAAACGATTCTCTATTTTTAATAATAATACACCACGTGATATTTTGGATAATTATACAATTGAAAACCAAAATGATGAAGAAATTGAAAATGATATACTAGAAATTCAAAATTTATTATATCCAAGAAAAATTGTTATTGTTTCACATTATAATTCAAAATTAGACGGTGAATTTATTGATTCACGAAATAATTTAGTTTGTCTATTAGATAAAATTTGCGAAAAACACAACATTCCTTTTATCAATCCCCGTGATGCGTTAGGTCAATATACACAAGAACAAGTCATGTCTGATAATTTGGGACATTATACTGAGTTTGGACTTTGCGAATTTGGCAAGTATATGAACAATTATATCAAAAGCATTATTTAATCCCTATTTAATCCCTATTTAATCCCTAATCCCTATTTAATCCCTAATCCCTATTTAATCCCTAATCCCTATTTAATCCCTAATCCCTATTTAATCCCTAATCCCTATTTA